GTATAAAGAATATAGCATAAATGGGTGGTGGTCTTCTTCAACTTGTTGCTTATGGTGCTCAGGATGTTTATTTAACTGGCAATCCTCAAATAACTTTCTTCAAAGTGGCATATCGTCGCCATACAAATTTTGCTCTTGAAGCAATAGAACAAACTTTTAATGGCAATCCCAGTTATGGTTCTCGTGTAACTTGCCAAATTTCTCGCAATGGTGATTTAATCCATCGTGTTTATTTACAAGTTAATTTAAATGATAATACTACTCCGCAATATTGTAAATTTTTCGGTCATCGTCTCCTAAATTATGTTGAAGTTGAAATTGGTGGTCAACGTATTGATCGTCATTATTCTCATTGGCTTTATGTTTGGAATGAATTATCTCTACCTCTATCAAAACGACGCGGTTATAATGAAATGGTTGGTGCTTATGGATCTGGAAATATCAATAGCACTCTTTATATTCCTCTTGAATTCTGGTTTTGCCGTAATGTTGGTCTCGCTCTTCCTCTTATCGCCCTTCAATATCATGAAGTCAAAATCAACATTAACTTCGAGACTGCTGCCAATTGTGTAATAAATTCTACTACTGCTGGATTAAATCTTGGATTTTCTGCTTCTCTATGGGTTGATTATGTATATCTTGATACTGATGAACGCCGTCGTTTCGCTCAATTATCTCATGAATATTTAATTGAACAATTACAATTCACTGGTCAAGAAGCCATCACTGGACCATCCATAAAACCAAAATTAAGCTTCAATCATCCATGTAAAGAACTTATCTTCTTTGCTTCAACTAATGCTGGTAATCAATGGTTCAATTATACTACTGCTGCCAGTTTAGATTGGTCTGGTGTTGAAACTTATGAAACCATGAAAACCAAATTAGCTCAAACAAATTATGATTACACTGTTAATAATACTACTCCATCAAATCCTATTAGATCTGCTAAATTAGTATTAAATGGAAATGATCGTTTCTATGAACGTCCAGGTCGTTATTTCAATGTTATACAACCATATCAACATCATGAAAATATCCCAACTAACGCAGGAATTAATGTATATTCATTCTCATTAAAACCAGAAGAACATCAACCATCTGGATCTCTTAATATGTCTCGTATTGACACTGCTGTATTAAATCTCACTTTTGAAGATGTTTCTACAAAGACAAACTATAATCCAACTAATTATAATTTATATGTATATGCCGTTAATTACAATGTTCTCCGTATTCTTTCAGGTATGGGAGGATTAGCGTATTCTAATTAAATTAAACTATATACATTTTTTTTCTCCTATTATAGTATAAAGAATATAGCATAAATGGGTGGTGGTCTTCTTCAACTTGTTGCTTATGGTGCTCAGGATGTTTATTTAACTGGCAATCCTCAAATAACTTTCTTCAAAGTGGCATATCGTCGCCATACAAACTTTGCTCTCGAAGCAATAGAACAAACTTTTAATGGTTCTGTTAATTTTGGTTCTCGTGTAACTTGTCAAGTAACTCGCAATGGCGATTTAATTAACCGCATATATTTCTATGGTCAATTAAAGAATAATGCTGCTGCCAGCACAACAGCGAGTTTAAATAATAATTCTATTGCCCTAGTTCCTTATTTTGGATTAAAATTATTAAAAACTATTGAATTAGAAATTGGCGGACAACGCATTGATAAGCATTATTCCGAATGGCTATATATCTGGAATGAACTTTCATTACCTGTTGGAAAACGCGATGGCTATAAATTAATGGTTGGTGGCGATAAATATAATCGTTCTGTAATACTTGATGCTCAAACACAATATTCATTATATGTTCCTCTTGAATTCTGGTTTTGCCGTAATGTTGGTCTTGCCCTTCCTCTTATTGCCCTCCAATATCATGAAGTTAAGATTAATATTGAATTTGAAACTTCTACAAATATGGTTAACACAGAAGCCAATTATTCAGATCGTGCTGCTACCCTTAAAGATTATACTGGAACTGGTGCTGTCGGATCTCTCCCAATTAAGAATTCTGATTTAAGTGGTGGAGGTGCTGCTAATCTTCAATTTGTTTATGGTTCTCTATGGGTTGATTATATCTTCTTAGATACTGATGAACGCCGTCGTTTCGCTCAATTATCTCATGAATATTTAATTGAACAATTACAATTCACTGGCGCCGATACTATAACTGGTTCTTCTGGAAGCACTATGAAGAGTGTTCGAATGAACTTCAATCATCCATGTAAAGAATTAATATGGGTTATACAACCAACACCAGCAGCTTCATCAGCAAGAGTTGCAGCGCCTTATTGGAATAACTTCACTACCCGCACTACTGATAATGAATATTTACTTGGTAATAATCCAGTAACTCTTGCCAAGATACAATTAAATGGCAATGATCGTTTTACCGAACGCGTTGGAACTTATTTTAACAACGTTCAACCATATCAACATCACGAATATACTCCAAATCTTTTCAATGAAGGCATAAATGTTTATTCATTTGCTATAAAACCAGAAGAACATCAACCATCTGGTTCTTTAAATATGTCTCGCATAGATACAGCTGTTTTATCAGTTGCTTCAAGTGTCTCAGGAAATATATTAATATTCACTGTAAATTATAATGTTCTCCGTATTCTTTCTGGCATGGGTGGTTTAGCCTATTCTAACTAAATCATAAAAACAAAAATATCAAATACTTTCTATTTTATTTTCACTATATTTAACTTTATTTTTAGTTGATTCCATTGATAATTTAAAAAATTCTAATTCTCGTTTATTAATTAATTTTTGCAATTGAATATCATGATCAACTTTAATTCCGTTAAATTTAACAATATCTTTAATTCTTATATTTTCAAAAATATTAATATCTTTTATTTCTCTATTAATATTTTCAATATTTTCTACTAATTTATCAAATGTTTCAGTAGATAAATTATTTGATAATATATAGAAATCTATTAGATCCCTTTGTTTATTATACATAATCTTATAATTAAATAATATATCATGAATATTTTTAAGTTTTTCCATATTTTCACGATAATTTCGAAACTTAACTATTGAACTTAAAATTGTTAATAATGTGCCTAAAAATAATCCAAACAAATCTACTATCAATGTTATACTTTCTTTTGATATATAAGGGCTTAATTTAGATGAATTATTTTCATAATTGACTAATGTTAAACTAACAGCCTGTATAAAAGTCATTAATGTAGAAATAATTAAAATTAATAATGATATTCGATTATATCGGAAATATATCAGATCATATTTAGCAGATATTATATATAAAGAAGTATTTATTTTTTTCTTATTTTCTTTAATTGAAATTAATAATTTATCTTTTTTATTAATAATTTCTGTAAATGTATCATTTGATAATCTATCTTCTTCTGTTTGTGATTCTCCATTTTTGCGATCACGATCTTTATCTTCATATAATGTAATTACTTTATTAGTAGCATAACTATAAGAGCTTACAGGAGTTGATGGTGTAGCTGTTGTTGTCATTTTTACAATATCACCTTTAATATGAATCTTAGAAGTTGGACGAGAATTCTCATCAATTAAAATACATAAATCATCATCTTTATCACCAGACAACATATTTATATATAATTAATAAATAAAATTATAATTATAATAAATACAATTACTAACATTATCAATTCTTTAAGATTATAAGGTGTTTTAATATCATAGTTTTTTTTATAAATGATATTAATTAAATTTATAGCATTTGTTACAGCTGATTCAAGACATGTAAAATGCACTTTTGCTGTTCCATTATGTGTTCCTAATGTATAAATATTATTATTATTTGAAAAATTGACATAATTATAATTTGGAACTTTAATAAAAGCTGTCTCATTTGAAAGCCATTCGCCATCTTGGTATGTGTTATTAACAAATGTTAATGTTGGTTGTGGTAAATCTTTATAGATCTGTTTTAACTGTCTATAAACTTCATCAACTAATTCTTTTTTTGTTTTACATTCATTGGCTGTTTTATTTATATTTTTACTTTTCTTATCTGTAATACTTATAATACAACTTATAACTGTTTTTGAATTTCTTTCTTTAAACTTCATATAATCACTTAAAACAATCGCGCCAATTCCCCAATCTGTTTCACTATACATTCCATAAATATTAGGATCTATATCTAAATTTAAACCCCAATGAAATGATATTGATATATATTCACCATATTCAGTTTTTGATGAATAGTCAGAAAGAGCTTTAAAATCACCAAAAGAATTTTTAATATTATCTGGTGATTTATCTAAAATTTTAACTAAACTTTCAGGAGGAATAGCAATTATTAATTTTTTTGCTTCTATTATTTGACCATTTTCAGTTTCTATTTTAACAGTTTTATCATTTTCAATTATTTTTTTAATACCTGTTTTTAATTTAAAATCAACTTTTTTTGTTTTTAAATAATTGAACCAATATGAAAATAATCCTTCATCGTTTGGTTTTATAGGTTGATATATATTATATAATACACATTCATTTATGATATTAAAATAAGTATTAAATGATATTCTTGTGCTATCTCCACCGTCTATTAATCTACAATTTCTATCAATATAATTAATGGCTTTATTACTAAAATTATTAGTTTTTAAATAATCATTCATAGATAAATTTAGACCAAATATAGGATCAATAAAAAGCTTGAAATAATCTCTTGATAATTTTAATACATCATTAAAATCGAAATTATTTATTTCTTTCATGAAAATTTTAAATAAAGATATATTAAATCTTTTAAAAATTTTATAAAAATCTAAGTTCATTTTCTTTAAGATTGTTCTGAAATTAAGATAATTATTGAAATAAACTCTTGGTCCATGTTCACAAAAATATTTTTCATTTTCAAATGTCTGTCTGTTAACTTTATGACAACCTCCAATACTATTATCTTTTTCTATGATCAAGATTTTTTCATTTTCATCTACTGCCAAAGTGGCAAATGTTAAACCTGCTGGACCAGCCCCAATAATTATAGAATCATACATAGTTATTATTTATATAATAAAACATTTTTTTACATTTTATATTTATAGTAATAATGAATATTTATGAATTGGAATTTGATGTTATTCTAATTGCGATGGCATTAGCTTTTTTATATGGTTTATCACCAATTGCTTATAAACTTATTATCATTAATAATAATATTTCATTTGATATTTATTTAATTTTAAGTTCAATATTATTATTAATATTTTCATTATTATATTCAATAATTTTTAATAAAAAATTTAATTTAATGAATGAAATTAATAATATTAATCCAGTTACTGTTGTTAATTTTACTTTTTATATATTTTTTGTAGTTTTTATAAGTCAATTATTATTTCATATAGCAATTGAAAAAACTACAAAATTAACATTATTTACTATCATAACAAGTTTATATCCAATTATAACAATTATATTATCATTTTTAGTTTATAATAAGAAAATTTCAATGAAAATTTTATTAGGATTTATGATAAGTTTGCTAGGATTATTTATTATGTTACGATAGTTAATAAATTAATAATGTTATATATTTGTAGAAAATATTCAATGAATACTTCCAATGTTACAATTGAATCTAAAATAAATGTTCCTATTGATACTTTAATAAAAGCATTAGTTGAAGCACATTTAAATGTTTCTATTAATTCTTTAATTAAAGCTTTAACAAATGCTAATATAAATATTGTAAATGAAAAATCAGTAGATATTTCTAAAAATATACCTGTTGTATTAAAAACAGAAATAGCAAATGATATAGAACCTAAAATTAATTATATTGATGCTTCTACTGGAATTTCTCCACCTTCAACAGAAATATCAAATGATAATTCATATTTACTTTCCCAAATACCACAAGAAGAATCTTCTGATGAATTATCAAATGTCATTGAAGAAGCTTTAAATTATATTAAAAATCGTCAAGAACCATTAGCAGAACCAGAAGAACCATTAGTAGAACCAGAAGAACCATTAGTAGAACCAGTAGAACCAGAAGAACCATCAATGGAACCATTACTAAAATCAGAAGAACCAAAAGAAGATAAACCATCAGAATCAATAAAAAAACCTTTTATAGAAATTCCATCTCCAAAAGCATTCGAGTCACTTCCGCAAATACCTCCAACACCAAGAGCAATTCAATCAAGAGTTTATTATCAACCACTTTTAGTTCCTCATCCACAACCGCCTCCACCTCCCCCGTCTCCTCTTCCGCCTCAACAAATATTACATTATCATCATTATATATTAATGCCGATTATTCAACCCATAATTCAATATATACCACAATATTTAAGAGCGCCTTATTATAGATAAAAAATGAATAAATTAATTTATTAAATTTATTATGAATAAACTACGTTATTTAAAATTTTCAGATGATATTTATAATTTTACAAATTTAGAGAAGATTACATTAGAAACAAATAATAATATTTGTGATATTTCTTCTAAAATTGGAAATATGATTAATTTACTAGAAATTCATATATTATATAATTATATTTCTTCATTGCCAGATGAAATAAACAAATTATATAAATTAGAAATTCTTAATTTATCATATAATTTATTTACAACTTTTCCTGAAAATTTAACATTATCTACATTAAAAATTTTAAATTTAGATAACAATATGATATCAAAAATTTCTTCTAATATAGGTTCTTTAAGTAGTTTGGAAATATTAGTATTATCTAATAATAAAATTGAAGAATTGCCAGATGAATTTATGAAATTAACTGATTTAAAGGATTTATATTTACATTCTAATAATTTTTCTTTATTTCCAGTTCAAGTATGTGAATTAAATAATTTAGAAATCTTATATTTATCTAATAATAAAATTAATGAAATTCATAAAAATATTCAAAACCTAACAAATCTTCAAGAATTTTATATTAATTTCAATAATCTAAGCTACATTACTAATAATATAATTCTTTGTAGAAAATTATTAGTTTTCGATTTTTCACATATAGATTATAATTCGCCTCAAATAATAAGATTTCTTAATAGAATAGATAAAATAAATACCTATTATTTATTCTATAATAATTATGGTTTTGAACAGAATTATTATATAAGACCTGAGATATTTGATAAAATTATGAAAATTACTAATAATGATCAACATAAAGTTAATAAAAACAAAATAATAAATGAAATTATTAAAGATCATGTTTTAACAACAAATTGTAAATTGCTTTTACTAGACTATTCAAATGATACTACATATCATTCGCATTTATTTATAACATTTGTTGAATTACTATCTTATGTTTGGAATAATATCAATACTAAACATAAAATAAGAATCAATAATCAAATTAAATCATATCAATGTTTTTCATCGAGATTTGAAGCATTATTATAAAAAATGATTTTTATAATTTAAAAATTATTAAATAAAATGATTAATAAGACTTGGATGATTTATTTCCTGATCATGAATATGATTATGACATCAACGGTATCATTAAATAATCAAACTTCTACAAAAATTATACCAATTCAAGTAATTGATACAATCAATATCAATCATTCATTTAAAATTCCATTTATTATTAAGATTTGGATTTTTCAACAAATTTTACGTCTTTTTTGAAAAATGTATAAAAAAGTAAAATTTTTGAAAAAAAATGATTTTTATTTTTTATAGTAAAAGATACGAGCACTAGATGACTCTTGAATAGTTGATTATCGCTGAAATCGAAAGACGTAATAAGGTTAGCAAAAAAGAAAAAACTTTCGAAGAACTCGAAGATCAAATTAAAAAGAATGCGATCAAAGAACGTTTGAAAAGCAAAATGGACATTTACATGATGTGTCGTTGCTTTTAAGAAGACAAGACCAATAAGAAAGGGCAAATAATAGTATTTTTGTCCTTTTTATAAAAAATGATTTTTTTATTAGTAATTATAAATACGATATGTCAAGTTTAATCAAACATAAAATATTATATATTCACAATTTTAATATTTTATTGTTCAATTACAATCAATTGCTTATTGTATTTAAGGAAATTGAAGATTTGATACATTATAATTATAAAGTCAGAAATATAAATAAAATTCAAAAAATGCAATATGAAATAGTCTTATTGGACATAAAATTCTCACATTGTAAAAGACATATAGAATATTTCAGATTTAGCAAAATGGTAAGAATAAAATCTATGCCAATGTTACTTAATAACCTTGACATTGTATAATTTGATTACCATTTGCGTGAAACTTGTTAAGAACTAAACAATCAATCGCGGCTTCTTTCATTAATTGATATAAAATTAATATTTTTTGCATTTTCTTTATTGATTCTTCATAGATAAATGTATCTATATTTTCAATACCACTAACATCTAATTTAGGGTTTTTAGCTTTCTTTAAAGCTAATTTCTCCTTTTTTGTTAATTTTTGTATTTCCTCTTTTGTTTCTAATTCTTTTTCTTTTAAATCTTCTATTTCTTTATCTAATCTATCATTTTCTTCATTTATTTCTTCAATTTCTTTTATTTGTTCTGTTGATGGTTTTTTTGATAATTTTTTTACTTTATCTTTATTTTTCTTAATTTCTTCTTTTATTATTTTTATTTTAGATTTATAATCAATATCTTTTAATTTTACAATTTTATCTTTGATTTCATCAAGACTTTCTTCATCATCACTACTTTTATCTTTTATTTCTCTCGGTAAATCACTAGCATATCTATGTATTGTTACATCCCATTCTGATTTATCTAAGTCAGCATGAGAACAATATCGAGCTGCTCTGCCAATTGTTTGTTTATCACTTGCCCATGTTATTAATGGTTCAAATATATGAATATGTCTGACAGCTTTTAAATCAAGTCCTTCATTGAATGTCTGAGATGCTAAGAATAGATTCACATATTCGCCATGACTATTCATTGACGAATTAAATAATTTGATCATATCTCCCAATTCTTCGCCTTTATTTGCTCCTAATTGTGTTGTTATTGCTAATATATAACGAGGCTTTTTAGAGGCTGATGAAGGATCATTATAAAGTTTATTTGCTTCTGTTTGTGTAAGTCTTTCATAACCTTTTTTTTCTAATTCTTTCGCAATAGCTAATATACCATGTCCACCATATCCACGATTTTCATAAAAGGCTGAATAAATATATTGTTTTTGATTTGGATTATCTTCAATTGTTTGTAATAAAGCCGGTAATTTAGAACTAAACTCATTTAATGATAAATCTTCTTCATAATTATACAACATATTGGAATATCTTCGCGCACTTGCCCAATATTTATTTAACGAATTTGCCTTTGCTAATGAATTATAATCTTTTGCGCTATCTTTAACTTCTTTATAAGCAGTTATATATTTTTCAAATTGTTTTAAAGACATTTCGTAATATCGAGGATCATTATTCTTAACTATTGGAAATTTAGTAGTATCGCTTGACATATCAAAATATGATATAAGACCTCGAATCTTTTCCTTAAATACATCAGGAGTACTAATATCAGTAAATAAAATATCAGGTGTTTTATTATCTTTGACAATATTTAATAATTTCATTATTTCACTTGGATTATCTCCAAGTGTTGCTGTTAAAATAAATACATTTAAATTAGGAAATTTATTTGACAACAATAATTTTTCAACCATAGCATATTGTTTTTTTTGAGTTACTAATGGTCTAAATAAATTATGAACTTCATCAATAATTAAAACACAATTATTTAAATTTATTACTTTCTTTTCAATTCTATTAGCTAATTTAGCGAATGATAAAAATTCTATATCTTTATTTTTAAATTCTTTATCTATTTCATCTAAATTTTTATTATTAAATCTTTTAAATAAATTAGAACAGCATTCGTGAAATTTAAATGGAGGATTACTAACAAGGGCATCTACTGAACTACAATAAATTATCTTTTTTCCAGAATTCCAAAAACCATCGATAATAGCAGAAGCAGTACAAGTTTTTCCACTACCAGTAGAATGCCATAATAACATTCCTTTTTTATTTAATTGTTTAGAACTGATTAATTTACAAATATTATTAACAATTTCTTGGGGAACTGTTGGAAACTTTTGTTTAAATCTTGGATCATCAATTGTACTTTTTGAATTTGATAAACTTTTACTACCTTCATCTAAATCTTTGAAAATATTCGGAAAATAAAGTTTATAAATGTCATTTAATGCTCTTTTATCAGTATCAACATACTGATTATATTGATATAAAAAGTCACTAAATTTCAATTCATCTTTTATAAATTTCTTAAAAACATAATCATTTGTATTTGGATTTAAGGATTTTAAAACTTCTTGAATATGTAATAAACGAAGCTCTTCTTGTGTAAATTCCTTATCAAATACTACTAATTCATCTTTATCATTGATTATATTTTCATCTCTTGCTATACATCTATTGCCTTCTCCTATTAATTCTAATGTTTGTGGTGGTATTGGATTATTATTAAAATAATCATATAAAGACTTCTCTAAATTCCTTAAATCGAATTTAAATCCCTTAGATTCTTGTTGATCTTTTCTAGTATCTTTACTACCTACTTTGGTTTTTAAAATACAATCTCTAACATATTCACCTGTTTGTTTTAAACGACATTTATCATTTTCTTCGCATATCTTTTTAGCTTGTTTTAAATCATCTGTTTTATTAAAACCATTTATATAATCGTCATTTCTTAGTAAATGTTTATTAATAAGTCTTGAACCACATTTATTATCATTTCCTTCAACCCAACAATTGCCAACATCATATCCATTATTTCTATTAAATGTCTTTGGATTCCAAAAACCATTTACAGAATCGCATTTATCTTCTGTGAAAACATTCTTATAATATCGCTTATATTTATCAGTCTTTTGAGCTGGATTTGGAACTAATAATTGACAATTTTTAGTCTTATCAAATGGATATTTTCTCTTGAATTCCTTTAAATCATGTGTTTCATAAGGATTTATATTATGTCTATCATATTCATAAACTTTATCATATTCGTCAATTTTATTACAAATATCATTACGTTTCATGACTTCATTTCTGATTTTTTTATACCAATCTTTATCAGCACTTAATGACATAATCAATTTCTAATTTTAATAAATAAATTAAATATTTTTAACTAATAAATATCATCCTATGGCAACTCCATCAGGTTCTATTAAGTATTCGCAAATTAAAGCTTTAAATTCCACTGCTCTTACTTCTGTTTCTATTAGCAAATTAAGAAATTTTAATTTAAAAACTCCTCAAAGTGGTATGATTAAATTTAGTAATTTAAGAAATCAATACCCTTTTCCAACTATAAATGCACCTTCTTCTTCGCTAGCAATATGTTATTCTATACGTAAAGTTATTCCTACTTATACTGGTCCAGTTTTTCAACTTAGAAGAAGTAGTGATAATGCTTTACAAACATTTTATACTGATGACGTTCAATCATATCTAACAACTGGTGCTAATAATACAGGAACTACTTATTCAAGTTGGATAGGAGCTAATACAGCTTATGTAACTATTTGGTATGATCAATCAACAAATGCGAATAATGCTTCTAATGCTGTTAATGGAACTACACAACCTAATATAAGTCTACAATCTGGTAAATATGTCATTCAATTTCAAAATGCTAATTCAACAGTTCTCAATATAACAACATCATATTCTCCAAATACAGTTTTCTGTCATTTTTATAATACAAATGCTAGTTATGGAACAATTATTACAACTGCTTTTGATTTTGGACAAAGATTTGGTAGCACAAATGGATCTGCTATAAATGGAGATAATAATGGAGGTGATTGGTTTTATTCAGGAACAGGCACAAAAATAGCTTATAATAATGGTGTTGCATCGACAACTATTTTACTTAATGCTTGGAATTGTTTATGTCTATCAATAGGTACAGCATCAGGAACACCGTTTAATAGAATTGGAATGGATGGTTATTCTAATACAAGAGCAATAAATGGTTATATGACTGAAATAATGCTTCATAATAAAGCTGTTGTAGCGAATGATATGATTTCTTATTATAATAATCGTTTGTTTTAAGTTATTTCTAAGCTACTATGAAAAGCACTAGTATCACGAAATAAAGCATAATTGAAATTGTTGGTAATTGCTGAATATGTAAATTATTGCTTAAATCAAATAATGTATCAGCAATTTCATCTAATCCAACTTCAATAATCGTATGTTTGTTTTTATGAACCCATTTACAAATTCGTTTTTTATAATGAAATGGATTTCTTTTAACTATATTTGGTTTAATTTTTGTAGTTCGAGTGAAAAGATACAAGGCAAGCGATGCCGTTGTTGGTTCTAACATTTTCAATGCTACAATCATAATTTTATAATACTATTAAAAAAATCATTTTTTTATATAAAAAAATTGATTAATTACATTTTTATTTATTTATATTAAAATGCATAATCTCATGTTAGAAGACAATAATGATTATCTTGATGAAAAAACAAAAAAAGTTATTTCAAAATGCTATCAAATTTTAGAAAGTAGAAATTCAATTGTTGGCGAAAAAGCACAAGATGATATAGCAAGACTATTTACAGTTCATATCTTAAAATTAGAATTTAAGAATACAACAAGTGAATTATATAAGAAATGTAGAGAATTAAAGGATTTTCAGGATAAAGAATATTTTATTAATTGTATTATTGATTTAAAGAAATTGGCTGATAAAGGTGTTTCGCGAATTTTACATCAATGGAAATTATTCGTAAAACATGTTCTAATAGATGTATTAGAATATGATGAGATTGATATGAATTTTAATTGTAATGATGCGACAACAGTAGGTCATTTAATTTTAACATTATCTAATGAACTTGAAATAAATGAAGAATATATTGATTTCTTTGTAGATAAATATGAAGGTGTTAATGAATTATTTAGACTAATTAAAAATGATGTAATTGTATGATTATTTTTTTGTAATATAATTATAAATTGTATGGCTACTCCAAACGGAAAAATTAAATTTTCAGATGTCAAGGCTTTAATGCCTGGAACATTTACTAATTTTGGATTATCAACAATGAGAAAATTCAATTTAAAAACTCCTCAATCTGGTATTATAAAAATAAGTAATATTTCTAATCAATATCCATTTCCTACTATTAATGCTCCTGTTTCTTCAATAATGGCATGCTATTCTGTTCGTTTAGTAAATGCGAATTATACTGGACCCATTTTTCAACTTATAAGGAGTAGCGATAATGCTTTACAAACCTTTTATAGTGATAATAAACAATCATATTTAACAACTGGTGCTAATAATACAGGAACTACTTATGCTACTTGGATAGGCGCTAATACAGCTTACGTAACTATTTGGTATGATCAAAGTGGTAATAATTATAATGCTTCAAATAATTATACTAATGCTACAAGACCATATATAGCTATCGAAAATGGTAAATATCTACCATATTATACAAGTATAAATTGTAATATATTACAAACAACTACTGGTTTTCAACCAAATACAATTTTTTGTAATTGGTGTAATATCAATGGTAATTATGGATCAATTGTCGCGAGTCAATATGATTATGAACAAAGATTTTATACAACTTTAAGTGTTAATGGTGGTCTTAATTCATCTGATTGGTTTTATAGTGCTACTGGAACAAAATTATCATATAATTTAGGTGTTTCAGCAACAACAATAAATTTAAATAGTTGGAATTGTATGTCATTATCAGCACAAACACCATCGTGGAATACTTTTAGTCCTGCAGCAGCATTTACAAAAATAGGAACAGATGGTATAACAACAGCTACAAGCACAGCAAATAGAGGTATAACTGGTAAGATGGCGGAAATATTTTTTCATAATAAAATAGTTGTTGCAAGTGATATAATTGCATATTACAATAATAGATTATTTAAAATAATCTATTATTGTAATTTATTTTTTTGTAATGTTATTGGAATGATAATATTAAATATTATAAAAAGCTCTATAATTTGTAAAATTAGTTGCTATTTCAGCAGAAGTCATACTATAATTATAAATAAACATTCTACCAATATATCCATTTAAATAAGAAACATTATCACGATAATCTTTTCCTATACAAAAATCATTTAAACTATAAGCAGCATTTTGGGAAGCTGTTGGTGTTCCATTAGCAGCCCCATTTAAATAAAAATAACCAAGTGTTGAATTTTTAACAAATGCAAATTGAAAATATACTAATGTTGATGGTGTTGTTGTTGGATTAACATTATTAAAACATGCACCACCTTTTGAATTATCCCAATCCCAAAACTGACTTGGAATTAATTGTGCTTCTGTATCAGCATCTGTTGGACTACGTCCAATTTGCATTATTACACCACTACCAGTATAATACATCCAAACAATAATTGTCCATGTAGTACTATTAAAACCTGTGCAACTTGCCAAATAAGCATATGAAGAACTACCATTAAAAACAATTAAACCTCCATTAGTAGATGAAAAAGTACAATTATTTAACTTTAAATAATTATTTGACGCAGATAAATCTTTTTTATTACTCCACCTTAGGCAAAACATATAAAGACAGATTTCATATTTTTAAATCAATTTTTTATATAAAAATATAAAAGTTAAAAAATATATGTTAGGAATAATTAATTGTATTAATAATGATAATTTTTTATTATCTTTAAAAGATGATAGTAAATTATTATCATTTTGGTATAATACATTAAATCCAATATGTTCTAAGATAATTATTATAGTAAGTGAAGAATATGAGAAGATTATTTATAATTTAATTGGAAATGTAATTATAATAAATTCAAAAAATAAAATTAAAAATTATGATTATGATAGATGTATTATACTTGATGGAAATAATATAGTTGATTATATTGATACAAATATTATTACTAAATTATATGATGATTGTGAAGATGTTATATTTTATTGGAATACTATTCCTAATGCTTGGATGTTTAAGAAAGAATTAGAAGATATGTTTATTAATAATAATTATGATGAAGAATTATTTTTAAAAGAAAATATGCAAGGATTATTGTGGAATAATTATAAAGATTACATAAGTTTTTTAAATATTCATAAAAGAACTTATGTAAAAGGAACATTAATCATAGTATCTTCATATATAGGTAATATTGAAAGAGAAAAGATTGATATTTCTTTGAATTGTTTAAAAAAATTAAGAAAATATTATCCTAATGAAATAATTATAATAGTTGATAATAATTCTTATAATCAAGAATATGTTACATTGGCAATTTTATTAAAAATGTATGTTATTAAAAATACAAGTGAATTATATAGATTTGAAATAGGAGCCTATAATTTAGCTTTAAAATATTTTAAAGCTGATAAATATATTTGTATACAACATAGTATAGAACTTAATTCTAATATTAATGAAGAATTAGATATGAATGTGCCAGATGCTTATGTTTTTAGCACAACAAAAAATTTAAGTTGGAATGATAATGGTCTTAGATTAATAAATAAATATTTAAATTTTGTAAATATGAGTGAATGGAATGGTGAACCATTAGCAATATGGAATAGTTTTTATTGTAATAATTTAATGATGGAAAAAATAATTGATAGTGGATTATTTAATTTAATTTCAAATACAAAAGATATATCACAAGCATATGAAAGAATAATCGGAACATTTTTATTTAGAATATTAAATAAAGTTAATGTAATTGAATCGCATATTTATGATAAAAATTTTTTTATGCAAGAATAATATAAATGAATATGCTCTTCATTATGTTTTTGAAAATCTTAAAATTACAAATAATAAAAATTCATTATGGTTAGAATTTGGTGTTTATTCTGGTTCTACTATTAACTATATTTCAAAATTTACTTCAAATAATGTATATGGTTTTGATAGTTTTGAAGGTCTTCGTGAAAACTGGTTAGATGATAATAATAATATTATTCTTAATCAAGGTTTTTTAATAGAAAATGGTGTATTACCCGATGTAAATGAAAATGTTTGTTTAATAAAAGGGTTATTTCAAAATACATTAGATGATTTTTTAAATACTCATAAAGATAAAAAAATTTCTTTTGTTCATATTGACTGTGATTTATATAGTTCAACAAAATATGTTTTGGAAAAAAATTATCCATATTTAGAATATAATTGTATAATAATTTTTGATGAACTTGTAAATGTAAATAATGATACTATTAATGAATTTATTCTTAAATACAACATTAATTATAAATGGATAGGAATGTTAGGATATCCAAATATGCCTAATCCTCATCATGATAATCAATCGGTTGCTGTATATTTTAATTATAAAGAAGATATATAAAACAAATTTATTTTTATTAATCATAATGAAATTTTTTATAGGTGTTATGAGTAAAAATGTAGTTGATAATGTAATAAAATTTGCCATTGAAAAAAATGAAGATATTACATTTATACCATCAAGAAGGCAAATTGATTATGATGGTGGTTATGTTAATAATTGGACTACTTCCGAATTTGTTTCATATGTAAAAGAAAAGAACAATAATATAAAAATAGAGAGAGATCACTCTGGAAATTCTCAGGGAACATATGAAGATGATGGTTATGCTTCATTAGAAGTTGATTGTAAATACATGGATATAATTCACATAGATCCTTTTAAGAAATTTCAAGATTTTAATGAAGGTCTTCAAGAAACGATTAAAATGATAAATTTCTGTCATAATCTTAATAAAAATATTGAATTTGAAATAGCAACAGAAGAAGCAATTCGAAAATTTGAAATTGATGAGTTAGAAAAATTTGTTCAAGAACTCAAAAACCAATTATCACCAGACGCATTTAATCAAATTAAATATCTTGTTGTTCAAGCTGGAACAGCTTTAAATGAAAAATCAAATATTGGGGTATTTGATGAAGAAAAATTAAAAAGTATGATAAAAATAGCAAAAAAATTCAATCTAATATCAAAAGAACATAATGGTGATTGGGTTGATAATGAAACTATTCTGAAAAAATCAAATTGCGGACTAGAATGTATTAATATAGCGCCTGAATTTGGTGAAATTGAAACATCTGTTTATCTAAAATATTTTAAAGAATATGGATTATTTGATGATTTTTATAGAATTTGTTTAGAATCTAATAAATGGAAAAAATGGGTATCGCCTTTTTTTATTCCTGATGAAAATAAAGAAAAATTAATTTTAATATGTGGTCATTACACATTTTCATATCCATCATTTCTTGAATTAAAAGCACAATTAAAAGTTCCTATTGATGATTTAGTTTCTTCTGCTATTATGTCTAAGTTAAATGATTTATATGGAATATTTAGAAGAAAAGTTCTAATAACTACGAGTGGTATAGGGAGTCGATTAGGAAATTTTACAAAATATCTTAATAAATCTCTTATTCGTGTTGGAAATAAATTTGCTATTTGTCATATTATTGATAAATTTGATTATAAAAAGACTGATTTTATTATAACTCTTGGATTTCAAGGACATCTTGTAAAAGAATTTCTAGAAATGGCTTATGAAAATCATAATTTTACATTTATAAATGTTAATAATTTTGATGGCGATGGTTCTAGTCTTGTATATTCTTTATTACAAGCTAAAAATTATTTACAATCTCCATTTTTATTCTTTTGCTGTGATAGTATTATAACAGATGATATTAATTTTAAAAATAATAGAAATCATTTGTTTATTGCTAAATCAAATGAAGGATCTTTATATTCATCTGTAAATGTTTGCGGCAATGAGATAAAAACTATGAATCCTAAGGGCGAGATGAACTTTGATTATGTTTATACAGGTGTTTCTTATATTCATGATTATGAAGATTATTGGAATTATATGATAGAATTATATGATAAAAATAAATTAAATAGAAATTTAAGCGACATTGATGTTATTTCTTATTTAATCAATAAGAATCATAAATTTTATTATAAGATTCTTGAAAAAGATTGTTGGTTTGATATTGGTAATATAAATTCTTTAAATAAAGCTCTTAATTATTTTAAATGTGATTATGATATTCTTCATAAAGATAATGAAGCTATTTGTTTTGTAGGAAAAAAAGTAATTAAATTTATCAATAATAATCAATATAATTTAAATAAAATTGAAAGAGGTTCAAATTTATATCCAATTGTTCCAAAAATTATAGATAAAGGAGATTATTTCTTTTCAATGGAACTTGTTGAAGGAATTATTTTATCTAAAATAAAAAAATATGGAGAAATTTATAGACTTCTTAATTGGGCTTATGAAAATTTATGGATAAATAAACAAGTCAATTTAAATTTTATTGAAACATGTAATCAATTTTATAAAATTAAAACATTTGAAAGATTAAATGATTTAAAGAAAAATAATTTTTATGATTATAAAATAATTAATGGTCTAAATATTGGTAGTATTGATGAACTTTTATCAAAAATTGATTGGAGTTCCTTAAATACAGATGAATTTTATCAATTTCACGGCGATTTCATACTTGATAATATAATTTATTGCGATAATAATAATGATCCTTATAAATTAATAGATTGGCGTCAAGACTTTGGTAGTAGAATTACACATGGTGATATGTATTATGATTTGGCAAAACTAAGGCATAATATAATTTTTAATCATGATAATATTAATAAGGGTTTATATAAAATTGATATTATTAATGATAAAGAAATAAACATTGATTTAAAATGTAATTATATACTTATGAAACAATTAGAAGATTTTGATAAATTTATTTTAGAAAAAAATTTAAATTTAAAAAAAATAAAATTATTGACTTCACTTATTTGGCTAAATATGGCTCCATTACATGAATATCATATTTCAAAATTCTTATTTTATTTTAGTAAGTTCAATTTATATATTAACTTTTAGTTGTTCTTCCATAATTATCTTGAAGTCTTACAACATCCCATAATTCATTAGTTGAAGTTTCTAAATATAAACAATCTATTACACCCATCATTTTATGAATTGTATATGGTTTAATTGTTACATAATTCCCTTGATTATAATCTTTAAATTCAAGTGAATTTATATCAGAACCAATAAAAATTCTTAGTATTCCATTTAATATTACAATTGTTTCTGTTTTTAATTCGTGATATTGTGTACTACATGAATGATTTTCTTTCATAAATAATTTTTTTACAACATAATTTTTATTATATTCAACTAATTCTTCATAACCCCAAGGTTTTTCAATTCTTTTTTCATAATTTTTAAGATTAAAATCTATATTAGATAATCCTTCATTTCGAACAACATTATAAGCATAAGCAGTATAATCAATGCCATTTTCTTTTTTATCATTAATAAGTATTCGATCTCCATTTGGAAGACCCATAATTAATTCATCGTAATTAAGTCCAATTAATTTTAATTGTTCTTTTGTTTGTTCGCGACTTCCTTCTTTTCTTCCAGTTGTTAATATAATCTTATAATTATTTTTATCCCATTCTTTAAATTTATCAAGAACTCCATCTAAAATTATTGAAGGTTCTAATATATTTTTATGAATGTCACCATGATGTTTAAAAATAGTTCCATCTATATCACAAAAAATAGTTTTTGTCATTTTATTTAAATAAATAATAATATTTCTTATATTGTTATTATTTCCTTTAATTACTTAAAAATACTCTTATCTTATCATAAATATCTCTTCCATATTTATTTTTAATTCCTGTTAATAAACTAATTGTATTATCATTATGATGTTTCAATAAAATCTTATTAATTTCATTTTGTTCAATTTTTATTTCACTTTCAATAAATTTTTCAATAAGGGTTTCAGGAGAATCAAATTCAAAAGTAGTATTAAATTTTTTTATAAATTTATTAATTTTCTTTAAAGATGTTTCTCTTTTTGGTTCAAGTTTATTTAAGGGATTTCTTTTTCCTATAAAGATAGGTTTATAAGTATCATTAAAAATCATTGGTTCATTTTGATATTTAATAAATAATGTATTTCTAATATTATTAAAATATTTTGTTTTCATTTTAACTACATTTCTTGTATTTTCTGTTACCAATAAGGACAAAATGTATATCTTAAATAAATTAGGTATTGATACAAGTGTTTCAGGTGTAATAGTTATTGTATTCTTTCTATCATGTTTAACAATAAAATAATTATCAAATTTTGTAAATACAATAAGATTCAACCCAGTTCTTAAATAAAGATAAACACAACTTGATATCTCTGCTGACATTTTGATGCGAATATAAAGGATATTTAACAAACTTCTTAAATCAATTTAATTATAAAAAATAATTGTAAATAAAAAGAACTTTTAATTCATACTTATTGCAATACAGTTGTTGTAAAGTTTAATTATATTTATTTAATGATTGAAAGAGAATTTATAGAATTAAATAGAAATATTTTCAAACTTGGTAAAACTAAACAAGAGTCTAATAAAAGACTTAGTGCTTATCCAAAAGGAAGTCATTTAATGTTTCATATGGCTTGTATTGACTGTGATAAAGTTGAAAAGATATTATTAAACATATTTAGCAAATTATTTATACCAATGAAAGAATATGGTAATGAATATTTTCAAGGCAATCATTACGAAATGATTAAAATTATTTATAATACAATTCTTATAAACTTATAATTCAATTGAAAAAAGTACATGTAAAAATTAAAAGAAATTTATATTTTGATTAGAGAGGTCGGCAAAAATGAGTATTTGAGTTGTTTTGTGCTTAAAAATAAATATTTAAGAATAAAAATATAAACCATTTATATATATGGAAAATTTGATTTTTAAATGCGAGTATTGTAAATACACTTCTAAGCGTAAATACAACTTATTACGACACCAAAATGCTGTTCATTCCAAAAATGACTCAGATGAAAATAATAGTCAGGAAGGTATTAAAACCGAACAGAATGTTATGCCAAAATCAGATTTTGGTATTCAAAAAACCGATTTCGGTATTAATAGTAGTATTGAAAATAATAATGAAAAAAAAGATAAAAAAGACATATCATTTAACTGTTATAAATGTGCCAAAATATATAAAACTAAAAAACACTTAATTGAACATGAGAAAAAATGTAATGGGTTAAGTATTTTGACTTGTCCTAAATGTATGAAAACTTTTAGTAATAGACATAATAAATCAGCCCATATTAAAAAGAATAATTGTAAAGCAAGAAGTATTATTCATGCTATAAATCCTGAATCAAAAACAATTAATATTGATGGAAATAATAATACTGCTAATATGAATACTAATATTAATAATATTACTAACAATTATATTAATAATTTTGGTAATGAAAGAACTGATTATATAACTTTTGATGATATGATAAAGATTCTTAGATTAAGTGGAGATAGTATTATACCTCGTTATATAGAATTTAAGCATTTTAATAAAGATTTTCCAGAAAATAATAATATAAAATATGAAAAGAATAATGATTGTCTAATTAAAAAAGATGGAGAATGGAAAATAACAAATATTAATAATTTGTCTAATAAACTAATTGATAAAAATTCAAGTGAAATAAATAATTACTATTTAGAACAGAAAAATAAAATTGAAGAGAAAATTAAAAACATTGAATTAATGGAATTTATAAACAAAAGATTTAATTATTTAGATTTATGTATAGATAAAAAATTATATAAAAACATAAAAGACGAAATAAAAGAAATCATACGTTCTACTAAAATCTAATTATCGTTCCTCACGTTTCTTTAAATCATCTTCGTATTCATCAATAAATGACTTGTATTTATGAATAAATGAAACTATTAATTTATTATTAAATGAATTTTGTAAAAGTTTTTTATAGTATTCTTTGTATTCTTCAAATATTTTATCATCATCATTAGAAGACTTTAAATCTAAAATATCAAAACTATCTATTATTTTTTCTTGTTTAAGAAACATACATAAATTATTCAACCTGTAATATAATTTGGACATTATTTAATTAAATCATTTTTAATTTATATATTGTTTAGCAATCTTTTGATAATCTTCTAATTTCTTTTTATCCATCTTTTCAATTAGTTTAACTTGAAAAGCAGTCCCATAAATCTTCTTTAAAGTCTCTTTGTTAGTATAAATAAAGTTCCAATACAAAGCATCCCAAATAGGAAACCAACCTTCTTTTTTATAATCACTCATCTTTTTAATATAATTAGATGAAGATAAGTAAGGTTTTGTCATCATACTAATAGAAGTTAAAGAATATTGAGACATTCCATAAACATTAGGAACCATTACCCATTCATAAGCATCAATGAAACAAATCATAAACCAGTCATAAATATCACTTGGTTTTATTTGACAAATAAAGGCAAAATTACCCATTATCATAAGTCTTTCAATATGATGTAAATAAGCATACTTTTTCACTTTATAAATCATATCATCTATAATAGCTATATTAGTTGTTTGAGAATACCAAGAAGATGGTAACTTCTTTTTATTTGATTTAAAGAGATTATCAGATATCATAGAATCGCCATGAAAATGGTAAATAAATCGCATGTAACTGCGCCAACCTATTAATTGTCTTATAAAAGCTTCAACATTTATTAAAGTTTCTTTTGATAAATTTGATTTGTAATATTTCATAACTTGATCAATAATAATTTCAGGTGTTATTAAACCTATGTTAAGCATTGGTGATAAGACTGAATGAGATCCAAAAACGACTTTTTTAGAAATCCCATCTTCATACTTTCCAAATGTCTGTAATCTTTCATCAATAAACCTCTTTAAATGTTCCAATGTTTCTTCATGACTTATTGGATAATAAAAGTCACCAACTAATCCAAAATTATCTTTAAAGTGTTTATTAATATATGCGTCGGCTTCTTTAATATATTTATTATCATATGTTTTTATTTCTGGTTCTTTATATTTAGTATCATAAGGTTTTCTATTTTCTGAATCAAAACTCCATTTACCACCTTCTGGTTCATCAGACTTATCAGCATTCATAAGAAGATTAAGTTTTTTTCTTTGCCATTTATAAAAACTTCTATCATGATAATAATTCTTTTTATTTGTGAATTTATTTCTATATTCTGTTAATTCATTAACTGTTTCAATAAAAGCAGGAGTATCATAAACAAATAAATCTTTATTAGAAGGCTTATGGGATATAAGGAGATTTATAATAGGTTTGTCAATAGGGTCAAATATATGAACATTGCTTTTAAAGATTTCTTTATAATTAATTTTATTAAATTCAAGGTAATGAACATTCTTATATTTTGATTTTAATTTATCATAATAACATTTCATAGAAGCTCTGTGAAATATTAATTTTTGTTTATGAAATTTTTTTGAAGTAAAATAAAAAGGCTCTTCAATCAAATAAATAGAATCCATTTTATCTAGATGACTATTTTTTTCAAATAGCTGTGTTGGGTATATTATAAAACAGTTAGTCATATTATAATAAATATACAAAAGTTATTTATAAATAAATATCAATAAATAATAAATGTCAGAACAATTTCAAACAAATGTAAATCGTTTTATTGATTATGTAAAAAATAAAATAAACTCTGAAAATAATAATATAAATACTTATGAATTGATAAGTGAACATTTATATAATTTGATTATAGCCAATACAAAAGAACAGAATATATCAATCATTAATTATTATTCTGGAAGTATAATAAGTGCTATAAATAAACATATACAAGCTTTTGGATTTTTTAATTTCAATGATATTAATGATTTTTATATAAAGCTAGCGTTTGTTTCTATATATGATTTATTATGTGATGAAATTGATAAAGAACTAAACAATGACGTTTATTCAAATGCTTCAACTGTTGAGAATAACTTTGAAGATTATAATGATATATAAAAAAATGATAAATATTATTCAATTAAAAAATAATGGAAATTGAACCTGACGATATAAATTCATTGGTTAAATTAAATTTTGATAAATATGATTATAAATATAATAATAGACCTGATAATATTATAGAAAGTCTAAGAAATGAAATTAATAGTCAAAAAGACCAATTAGATTACATGATTAACAAAATTTTCAATGTAAATAAGAATTATCGTAAAGTTGTAAGCATAGATTTTAATGAAAAATTTATGAAACATATAGGTGCTGAGGTATATAAGAAATATCCAAATAGAATAAAACTATTAGAAAATGCCATTATTCAAATAGAACGTAAAAATAATGAAATAAAAGAAAAGGATAAGATAATTTTATATCAGAATCTAACATTTAAAATCATATTTATGATCAATCTTGTTATTCAATTAATTTTATATATTTTTCGTTAAAAATAACATAATGACAAAAACAATTATTTTTGTCCTTTATATATGGATGAATCACCTTCTTTTAGAAGCACAGATGAATTATGTCATGTGGAAGAGAATGTCTGAATGACTTGCTTGTTAGCATTGCGACAGCTTTGATTGTAAAATCAATATCTCTTGTATTTTTCTCAATTGACTGTAATTCACCATCTATTTCAGCAATTTCATAACGAATATGATAATCAATTATTTGATATGGACAATGTGGATAATAATGATTGTTATAAAGAATAAGGAAGAATTTTTCAATTTTATTATGAGAAGATAAGCTAAATAACCATTCTCGTGGATCTGATGTAAATCCAGCAGTATTTGAAAAATAATCTGTGATTCTATTTAGTTTCCAGATAACTTTTGATGAAATACACCAGTTGCAAAGAATTTGTTCGCCCCATGTGCCTTCTTCGAAAAACGCAAGATCATGAATATCTTTTGTGAGGCACAGAGAAAGTAGATAATAGCCTGTCAACAAATAATCTTCAAATAACATATCCATAGTTATAACAACGCGAATTACATCATTGAGATTAATATACATGAAATTATCTCTTTTTGCGAAAATGATGTAAAACACATTGCGATTATGATGAAAATAAGCACATGAAAATTCCATAATTGAACGCTGTTGATCTTAACTTTAAGTTAGATGAATCATCATCTATCTTAATCAAAATTCATTTTTTTTAATTCTTTTCATTAAAAATAGATAAAAATAATTTTAATAATCTTTAAATCACATATCTAACATATAAATTTTGATATTTATGAACAGCTTTTACAGAATTTTTTTGGAAACGAACTCCTAGATTATAATTGTAATTATGAATTATTCTTGAATCATTATCAATAAATTGAATTTTAGGTTCTTTTCGTTTAGAAGTAAAACCATTATTTTTCATATATGTAATAAAATCGGCAAATTCTTCTTTGGTTATCTCTCTGTTACAAAAGAATTCAAGAGTTTTATTTATATAACAAAGATCATTCTTACAATGTAGACTATCTTCGTGTAAAATAGAAATCTTAGTAATATAATCAAAATCTTTTACACTAAATCCAGAATCATTATAAGATTTGCTATTAATTTTTTTATTATTGATTGTAAGGTCTTTTTGACAAGTACAATCAATACGAATTTTATAAACAAACATTTTTATATTTATAAATTAAATATTTGTTTATATATTTATTCATTATAAATAGATAGATAAATGACTAAATTTGGAGATCCAAGAATTGTCAAAAATAAAATTATGTCATATCTTCAAATTGACGAAGATGAATATGATGATTTTATAAATAAATCTTTAAAGAAATATAATGCTGTAATTGCTGGTGGATTTGTTTTATCTTGTTTTAGTGATTTTACATCAAACGATATTGATATTTATATTACTTCTAAAAATATGAAAAAGTTTGCTTGTAATTTACCAGCATATTTAAGCCCTCATTCACTTGATTATATATCAAAATATGACAGTTTAGGAAAGAAATATGTTCAACGCATGTTATGTTATAAATATGATGAAAATGATAATCCTAATTATGATATTAAAGTAGATATTATAATTGTTGATGATAATTATACAGTTGATCAGGTTATTGATAATTTTGATTTAACTTTCTGTAAAATTTGGTTTGATGGCGATGATGTTTATGCGTCTTATCCAAGTGATATAAGAAATAAAAAAGGTTCCTTAAATAAAATTTATATAAATAGATATTATAATGCGATTAAAAATGGTAAGAAAGATATTGATTTACTTCATCAAAGAAATAGGAAATATACAACAAGAGGTTTTAGAATAAAAATAGCAAAAGATCCATATCCAAAAAAAATTATTGATGAAAGAGATGAAAATGAAACGCCGTTATTAGTATCTCAAAGACAAACTGATGAAAATTATGTAATTAAATTATTATTACAAAACTTTTCATCATCTAACATTATTAAATATTTAATAAGCGATAATATATATTATAGTAAATATATTTCGAAATATATATCAGCTTTTTATTATGATATAGATACAATTAAAAATGAAAGATATTATATTGAAAAAATAACACTATTTCATTTTTATTTTACTTGCCTATTTAAGGAATTTACATTAAAAGAGTATATTAAAAATTTTCATAAATTGTTCAATAATGTAAGTATCGAATATATTTATAAATCTTCCTTATATTCATTAGAATCTTATTTAGATTTCTTATATAATATTAAAATTAAATATGACTATGATGATTCGCGATTAATTGAATTTGTTTCTGATGATCGTAGTGTATTTTTAGAAAAAAATATTCAAATTATCACAAGATTCATAATTGATAATAAATTACATAAATATGAAAATTATAAATTTACAAATATTGTCGATTATTCTTATGTTGATGCTAAAATATTTTATGAAGCTGATCATCTTCAATTAACATTAACAGACAGAAATATAGATATTGATACTATTAATTCAAGTGAATTTAAGAAATTATTACAAACAAAACAAAAATGTGTTAAACTAATAACTAAGACAGATGTTAAAAAACTTCTACAAAATTCTAAATTAACCGGATTTGATTTTATAAATTGTGAACAAGATGTTAATATTTCTAAATATTTATCTGAAAATAAAGAAAATATATTATTTGTCGTTTTATCACCCGATAATACTCCTTCAATAACTTGTATTTCTAAAAAAGATTTAGATAGTATGATATCGGATATTAATGATAATTGGTTTTATGATTGCAAAATAATGAAAAATCCAAATATTTATCAAAGTGACAGTCCTAGCATTAGAAAATATAAGGAAAATAGATATTTATATAAACCATATATTAAAGTTCCATTATCAAATGGCACATTTTATTTTCAATATAATTATATTTATAGTTTATTCATGTCAAAACAACAAGTTTTTTTCGTTTATCCAATATATGAATATGGAATGCCTAAAAAACAATTAGAGATTACAACAACAGCTTCATATAAAAATACAAATCATGGAATGCAAAGAGGTTTAGCTAATTATGTAAGTGCTAATCATTGTCAAGATGACTCTAATATTCGTTTATATCAAATTAAGACATTAAAATTAGATGACAAAAAATCATTAAAAAGAAAGTCTTCATCTAAATCTTCATCAAAGTCTTCATCTAAATCATCATCAAGATCATCAAAAACACCTAAATCAAGATAAAAAAATGATTTTATTTATTTTAATTATCTTGACGATGATTCTAGAACTGGTTGCTTTCTTTATTGTTGGAAGGATTTGTTATAAGGTGAACAAAGAACAAAAAGGACTTAAAGAAATTGCTGGTGAATTATGTTCAATGAAAAGAACAAAATAGAATTAATTATCGTTTATCATCAATCTCTTCTAATAGATCAATAATAAATCTTACATTTTTACTAATAACCTTCTTATAATAAATATTTGATATAAGGGGTTTTATACATTTATCAAAATATTCTTGTTTAGTTAAACTTAGTTTTTGATATAAAGGCTTGGAAAAAGTTTCATATAATTTATATAAATCATCGTTTTTTGTGCTATATTTCATAATTAAATTGAGAATATCTATCGAAGTATCATCTGGATCATGAATTAATATTGAGCGATTACGAGGATTATACACTAATTTATCGTATTTTTGAAATAAATAAGAATTTATTTTATTAAATTCTTCATCCATTATTATTAATAATTATAAAAAATATTTAAATATTTTTTCTTTTTATTCTTTATCAATATCGATTAAAATTAATTTAATAAATATTTTATTCGAATAATAAATATTGTAAATTAAAGGAACTAAATATTGTTTAAAATATGCTTCCTTTGAAATATTAAACATATATGAAGGTTTAATAAAGAATTCATACAATTTATATAAATCATCTTTTACAATATTGATTGAAGATAAATTACTATTCTTTAACATCAACTTAATGATATTTAAAGACTTATCATTTTTATCATGAACTAAACATGGAAATACTGTAAAATCTGCTTGAACTAATTTATCATATTTATTAAATAAATAAGCATTGATTATTTCTAATTCAGATGTCATTGTAATTTAAAATAAATTAATGAATAAAATCATTTTTTATAATTAACAAAAAATGACATTATTATTTATTTTTATAATCATATGACTAACCCAAATGAATTAACAGAAATTGTTAATAAACGCATTAAATTTTATGAAAAATATTATTATAACTATGATGTTATAAATATGACAAATGTTAGAAATAAAATCAATAAAAATATGAATCCAATTAGTTATGGATTAAATGGTATTATATCTGTTTATCATCACAATAATTCAAATAAGACAGTCTTAAATGACTTATACATGTCGCGAAACTATGCCTTAAATTGTTTCATTCCTGAATATGTTGTATTATTTAAGGCAATTCAACAACTTTTATTAGAAAATGAAATAACGATTAAAAATAATAGAGATAATCTCAAAGATTTTTCAGATTTATGGTTAAAAGCCAATTTCCAAAAAACAGAATTGACTAAACAAATAAAATGTAAAGAATATAAAATTAATACTTTAATTATATCATTGTTATTATCTTGGTTATTGATTATTTATTTAACAATTAAAATATTTATATAATCATGATTAAATTAGAAAAAGATATTCATTATGTACATCTGGATTTTTTTGTTATATTCAAATGATTCTAAACAAAAAAGAAAAAAAATAAATGATTTATAATTAGAATAGAAATATGAATAATTTAGAAAATATTCAAAATTGGGTTACTTGTTATAAAAAAGAATGTTCTAAGGTTCAAAAGAGAATGCATAAAGAAAGAGGAAAAAGAATGATAATTGAAAATAAACTTGCAGAAGATTTTGACAATAAGAAAATTTCTAAGGAAAAATATATAAAATTAAGTATTGAAACACAAAAGAATTTTTTAAATTCAAAAGCTAATTTAAAATTCGTCCAATGTTCACTTGATAATTGTTATGACTTAACAAAAACATATATAGATATGATTGCTAATAAAAAAGAAAATAAATACAACACAGACCATTATAACAATATAATGTTATTAAATTATGCTACTTCTGTAAAAGATGGCTTTAAATAAAAAATGATTTAATTTAATATTCTTTAAATACATATTATGTCACTTTCAGCTGCTTTTGGTACTGTTATTATTGGAGGTATTCAGCTAATTAACACATCAAAAAAACAGGAAGAATATGATAGACGTCTAAAAAAAGCAATGAAATATACAGAAAAATTACTTGAACCAATGATAAGAAAAACTGAGATGCGAAATTACATTACTAACTTCATAGATGAAATTCCAGAGTTGTCTTATTATGAGGCTGCGCAGTTGAAGAAGAAACTTGGAAACATCTACGTAGAATGGAATGACGAATGAGTGTTGATGAAGATATAAAATAGCCAAATTTTTGGTTATTATAAAAAATGATTTAAATATTTATATTTTTTTGTTATTTAAAAATGTCATTAGCTGAATATGATAGAGAAAAATTAGAAAATATTCTAATGACTATTGATATAAATGAATATCCTCATTTAATAAGAGAATATATTGAGCTTCATAATGATATTTTAGATTATCAGGAAAGCATTCTTAGAGTTACATCTGAATGGTTTGATAAAAAGAATGAGATGGAAGCACTTCAAAATAAAACTAAAAATATGAATATTTAATTATCTATCTTTCACTTGTTAATTTAGTTCTCATATCTCTCGAACCATCTTTATTTACAAATTGTGCTGTTGTATATCTTTTATCTTCTGTTCCATCACTTTTAAGAGGTTTTTTTAAATCTGTTGTTCTTCTCATTGTTGTTTTTTGTGGCATTGTTAAATAATATATTTATTAATTTCTTAAATAATTTAAATAGAAGGATCAAATAATAAATCAAATAGATTATCAGGAATCTCTTTATATTTTGATTTTGTATATTTATTAATTAAATCAATTACTTCAAGTTCAGTTGAAGTCTTAAATTTATGATTTTTGGCTTTGCGACTATACCAACCACTACAACCTCTTTTAACATAAAGCTTAATCTTTTCTTCTTCTGTTGTATTATATTTAACATCTAATATAACTCCTTCATTGGTTTGTTTATAACCTTCAATATTAATTTGCCCCGAATGTTCTTTATCATGACATTCGCGACAAATATTTACAAGATTATGCTTATTATTTTTATGAAAGTTTTCAAAAAAACCATTTTCATTACTAAAAGACTGATAATTAATATGATGCGTATCCTCGCTCTTATTCTTCTTACAAATCTGACAAACATCCATAAATAAACAAGAATTATAATTAGATTTCTTAGTTTCTAATAATTTATCATTAATTCCTAATAATTCTTTTCTAATTTTCTCTGCGTTTGTCATGAAATCAATTGGCATATCAAGAGACTTACAAACCTCAATACCATAAATATTAGATCCTTGACCTTCTTTTAATTTTCTCTCATAAATAATCTTATTATCAGCAGTAATCTCGATATGCATGTGATAAATCTTCAATCCTTTTCTATCTTTTATTAAATTGATTGTTGGAAGTTCGTGTAAATGACTTGTGAAAATAAATGAGGTTTTCTTATTAAGAAGTTCATTAATAGCAGAACTAACAATACAAATACCAGAAATTGCTTCTGTTCCTGAACAGATTTCATCTCCAATAATTAAACTATTTTTATCAGCCCTTTGAATGATATTTCGCAGTTCTGTCATTTCTACCACAAAACTGCTCATACCTTTATAAATATTATCATTACCGCAAATGCGAGTCATAATATGATTGTAAGGACTAAAATTAAAATTAACAGCCGGAACATACATACCAGCTTGTGCCATTATAATAGAAAGTCCAACTGCTTTCATAAATGAACTTTTGCCAGACGCATTAATCCCATATAATAACATTCCATTTTGATTAATTTCAATGTCATTACCAATATATTCAACGTCAGTTATAATACGTTCAATAATAGGATGACGAAGATTCTCGGCATTTATATAAGAATTATAAGTAGTTAAATCAATTTTAGGTTTATAATAACAAAATTCAAAAGCATTTTTAGCATTACAAGCATTAATATCAATATCAATAAGATTTTTAATAATAATATCAATATTATCATTATTAGTCTGAATAAATTTTTCTAAAAACTCGTAATATTTCTGCGTGACAATTACATTAATATCGCTTTGAAACTTTCTGATATTTCTTGAAGCTTCATTAATTTCTCTTGAAGTTAATTTATAAGAATTGGTTGTATTCAATAATTTCTTTTCAAATGATTCCATATATGCTTTTTCTTTTTTACAAGCATTCTCAAACCTCTTCTTAGTAATTGAAATAAAATAACCTTCACTTTCATTATAATCAATCTTTGAAGCAGAATCATTAATACCACTAATCTTATTGGAAATTTCAAGAATACTTTCATAAGCTTTTTTATAACCTTCATTCAATTCATCGAGTTCCTTAAATACACCAAGATTAAAAATGTTTGTTTTAATATCATTGATGTTATACTTAGAACATTCATCTAAGTTAATAGTTGAATAATTACCAATAACAGTTTCAACAACTTCAATTATTGAAGGTTCAGTTAATTTAAAGACTTCAATAGAATTTTCAAGAGACATAGCAAAACTACCCCATTCAGCAGGTTGTATTTTCTTTAAAAGAATCTTTCTTTTAATTCTTTCCAAATCAATAATATTCGAAAGATGTTTATTAATATCTTTGTATAAATTGTTTTCTAAATATTTTTCAATTTTATTATAACGATTAATAAGTTCAAGTTTATTATTAATTGGATTTAAGAGTCTTTCTTTATAAATACGCGATCCAAAAGCAGTATTACAACGATTTAAGAGATCTAATAAAGGTTTTTCATTATTATTATTGCTTATGATATTCAATTGTAAGGCACTATTATATTCAATAGACAGATTCTTAGAATTGTCAATCAATTCAGGTATTTTAAGTTCTTTGATAATTTCATTATTATGTTCATAAGCAAATTGTAATAAACAACAGAAACTTAATCGCCCAAGTGAATATTTCTCTAAGTTCAAATATTCAATAATAGAAAGCATTGTTTTATTTGCGAATGATTTTTCCAAAATCTTATTTTGATAATTAATCTTTTTCATTTCATTATTTAATTCATATTGTTCCCATTTCTTATGAATTAAAACATTATTAGAACTTACAACATTCAAAATCTTCTTCTTATTATCATCATCAACATCATTTGAAAGAATTAAGATTTCACTTGGATTATAAGTCGTAATAAGTCTGTATGTTTCGTCTAATGTATATTGAGGATCTGATTTAGAACTTCCATTTTCATAAATAAAACAACGACCAGTAGATAAATCAACGCCACTTATTCCAACTACAAGCAAATCATTAATAGTTTCATAATAAAGAACTAAGATATAATTACTTTTCTTTGAATTAACATTGATATTTGTCGAAGGGCTAATGATTTCAGTTATTTTTCTTTTGGGCTCTGGTGGTTCTGTTACCTGTTCAATAAGAACGATAGTATAATTATTCTGTAATATAAGTTGAATATATTTATTTACAACATAAAGAGGAAATCCACACATTAATGGATTATTACGCGAAACTTCTTGAATTGTTTTATTTTTCCTTGAAACTATAATACCGCAAATATCTGCTATCGTATATAAATATTTAGAATTAATATCAATAGCATATAACTCGAAAAAAGAACCTACTTGCATCATGATTATCGTATTTTCTCCATATTTGTTACGATACTCGTCGAGGTAATTTAAATAATCGTCAATGATCATATCATCTTATTAATATTTATAATCCTTATATAAAAATAATTATTAAATATAAAGAAAAAAACAAATGCCGCAAAAATTAACAAACAAATCTAAAAAAGTAAAATTACCACCAAAAGCATTAAGACAGTCTCCAAGTCAAACTAAATTACTTAAAGCATTAACAAAAATAACAAAAGTAAGAACAGGAGGATCTGAACAAACAACACCAGATGATGTTAAAAATTTTCTTTTTTTAGATTCTCGCTTATCAACTCAGCAAAATATGGATTCAACTTTTACTGAATATGGTATAATACATTTATGCGATTCCGTTGCTATTAATGCTTTAAGAGCTTCTATTACAAGTTTTTTTAATGCTTTTGGAAGAAGTGGTTTCGATAGTACTTTATATGATTTAGCAAGAAATAATTGTCTGACGCGTATAGTTAATATAATAGATGTTAAAGACAAGGAATTAAAAAATGAAGGGAAAGATATGGAATTAAAAGTTTGTAATATAAGATTTGAAATGTTATCAATTGATCCTACTTTAATTACAATTAATGCTTATGGAACATTATTAGGTAAATTTAAAAATCAACCAATAAATGAAGTAAAACAAGAAGAATCATCAGCAGAAGAAGAAAATGAATAAAAACTTCAAATAATTAGGCAATTACGACCAAACGAACATTTATTTTTTTACGATTTTCAATATTATCACATAATAAATTATCTTCTTGAAAATTATCATTATATTTATATACATAAATTTTAGTTAACCTATTATCATATGACTTGCATATTACTTGATTACTTGCTTGTAATATTTCAAGTTCATAATTATAAAAAGATAATGGCGAGACAAATAAAACTTTAGCTGTTGGAGTTAATAATGTATCATATATAAAAGCTTCATTTGCGAAATTTAATGCTATTTGTTCAAAAATATCAATTGTAAATGATGAAAATCTGTTTGATAAATAATAAACATTAGCATTATTATCAAAAACATAATCAGTTCCTGAACCTCTTAAAACATTAAAACTATATATTCGAGGTGGAGCTTCGCTAATAATTCGATTTAAATCGATTTCATATTGTTTAAAAATTTCATCTAAATGTGTTCCAACTAATTGAGTATTATCAACTAATAATATATTTTCATAATTATTAATAGCATTTTGATTAATATCAAGTCGAATATGTTTTCTTGTTAAAACTTTAAATATTTGAGGATTTAAAAAATCCGCTAATTCTAAATTAATATGTCCTGTTGAAAGTGAAGTTTTTATAGCAGTAAAAGCAGGATCTTGCAATTTCCAATAATTCAAAATTTTATAAAATTCTTTTGTATAATCATTAACTGTTAATCTATCAAATAATTCAAGAGTTTTTAAATATTCAGTTTGTTTTTCAACAAATCTTTTAATTAAATCATTATTATTTACTAATTTATTTTCAGTATAATAAAGTAATTCTTTATTATAATCACGATATCTAAATTTTCTTGAATATTTTGATTCTTGTTCATCAATTCCTGATATTGGATTAATATTCTCAATAGTATATTCTACTGTTTGTTCATATGTTTTATCATCTTCACTAAATAAATTTTCAGAATTAGGATCATCTGATTTATGTCTTATTCTTTGATTTCGATTTCTTTTAATAAAATCAAAAACATCATTAGTTCCTCTCTCTTCACACATTTTTTTTATAACATCAGTAGCTTCATTACCGTAATCTCTTTCGTTTCCATCATCACTATTTAAATTTTTATATTTAATAGATACATTACCACCTTTTAATGACGACTTTTTTGCTTGTTCTTCTTTTTGTTTATTTATAACTATTGAATCTATTTCTAATTCATTTTCATCAATAAAATCCATGTTATTTTTAATTATTTCATTAATTAATGTTATTTTTTCATTTTCTAATTTATTTAAATATTTATATGTTTCATCTTCAATTTTTTCAATATCTTCAATTTTTTCTAGGGTTTTATTAAGTTCACCTTTTAATGTTTCTTTTATTGTATTAAATTCTTTTATTAATATATCATCTAATTGGATAATAGCTTTTAATTGTTTTTCATTTAATTTAATATCACTATTATTTTTAATATAACTATATTTAATTTCTGTTGATGAATTTGTTATTATTTTTGTATAAGGTATTGAATCATTAGTATTTTTTAATGTAAATCTATCTAATCTAAAATTAAGTAATTTATCAAAATTTTCTAATTTTTGATAATATTCCTTATAAGATTGACTTTTTTTATTTACTTCTCGTTTAGAAGGTGTAGTTTTCATTTCATATTCAACATGATCTTTTGTTGGAGTCATTTGAGGAGTAATTATTTGCGAAGTTTGCTTGATAAATGCTAATTTTCCTCCTTTGATTTTTCTTTTTGACATTATTTTCTTCTATAAAATACTTATATTAAAAAAATTTCTTTAATATGCTTTATAGATTTTTTAAATGGTCCATCTTTTTTACATAATAAATCATAATCATCAAAATCATTATCAACCCGAAAATTATAAATATCAAAAACTTCTTTTTGATATAAAGGATCTATTATTTGATCATTTGCTTGTAATATTTCTAATTCATTATTAAATCTTGATAAAGGAGCAATATACAAAATTTTAGCTGTTGGTGAGACAGTTGTTTCATAAATTCTTGATGTTTCAATATTTCCAGCAAAATTTGAAGCAGCATTCTTAAATATATCAATAGTATAAGAAGAAAATCTGGTTGATTTAAAATAACTTTTAATTGTAGTTTCATCTGGTATTTCAGATTGTGATATTTCTTGTATATAATTTTCTTTAGATCCTCTAAAACAAGTAAAAGCAAATAAACGGGGTGGGGCATTTATAATAATACGATTTAAGTCCAATTCATATAATTGAAATATTTCATCTAATAATAAATCGACATTTTCTAAATTATTTCTTAATAAATCATTAGTATCAAAATCAACAATTACAGATGAATCTAATAATCTTCTATAAGTTAAAACTTTCCAAATTTGAGAATTTAAATAATTATTAAGTTCTGTTGGAACAATTCCATTTTTTAGCTTATATTTTAAATCAACAAAAGAAGCATCATTTTGATTTGTTTTCCATAAATTATAATAATCATATAAACGACCCGTATAATCATTAATAGTATATCTATCACAAATATTAAGAGATTTTAAATATTCTGTATGCGAATCTGTAAAAATTTCAATTAATTCATTATTATCAATTAAAATAGATTCGATATAATATATAAGTTCTCTACTGTAATTTTGAGAAATAAACAATCTTTCATAAAATCCATTATTACTTTCATTACCTGTTAAAAGATCAATTTTAGTATTTTTATATTTAATATTTTCTGTATTTACTAGATTTCCTTCAATTAATTGCGAAAATACATCATAACTAAGATTAGCATCTTTTCGTATACGATCATTTTCATGATCTTGTATATAATCATAAAATGTTCTTTTTGATATTTCTAATGAATCATAATCTTGACATGTTTTATCTAATAAATACTGTGGTTTTTGTATATCTTTGTATTTAAGGGAATTTAAACCGCCTTTAAATTGTTTTCTACCTCCTTCCTTATTTACTTCAATATCATTATCTAATTTTACAAATTTATATTCTTTTATTATAACATTAAAAATACCATATTCTTCTTTTAATTTAGAAATATAAAAATTAACTTTATCTTTCTTTAATTCTTGAATTTTAACAAAATGATTATTGTATATTTTTGCTATTCCTTCAATAATTTCTTTATTTTGAAGATCATCATATTTTAAAACATTTAAAATATCTGTAATAAGTTTATTTAAATCATCTTCATATTGGTTTTTAGTTTCAATATAATCATTTACCATAAGGGTATTATATTTTAATATTGCTTGTAAAAATATTTTACGATGTTCATCATCGTTAGGTAAAACAGTTTCAACATATTTAATATTTTCTCTTATATTATTTGATTTATCAAAAATTTTTTCAACATTTGGATTCAATAAATTATTTCGATCAATTCTTTCTTTTAATTTTTCTTCTTCTTTTTTAGGGGTTTTTGTTTTATTATCTTCTTCTTTTTTTATTTTATCATTTGATGATTTTAAATTAATTAATTTAAAATTTAATTGTGAAATCAAATCTTTAAAATTAATTGTTTTAGATTTTTTTTTAATTTCATCAATTTTTGAAATATCTAATTCTTTTTCACCCCCTTTATTTAGCTGTTTCTTTCGCATAATCTATATTATTTAAAAGAAATTATAAAACAAAACTAAGTTATTAGAAGTTTTTTAACAAAAACAGTTTCAAGTCCTAAAATATTACTACATAAATTTTTTTGGATCTTAAAAATCTTCTATATAAATAAATTTTGCTTTTACTTTTGTCAATTAAATGACATAAAACTTGATTACTAGCCTATATTATTTCTAGTTTATTATAATAAATTGAAACATCAGAATCAAATAAATATTTATTATTTAATAACTCTTTTTTAATTTGCTATATTCATTTATTTATGATACTTCTTTTTTTATTAATGAAGTTTATTTTATTATTTTATTAATAACAAAAATCTACTTTTCTATCTTCTTGTAAAACAAAATTTACAAAAGTTGGTCTTGCAGGTCTTGATTCATCTTCTTCTTCTTCTTCATTATATTTAGCATTTCTAACATGTGCTACTGATTCACTATCATCTCCTGTTAAAGCATTTATTGTATTTATTAAATCATCAAAAAATTTATAATTATCAATTAATCCTAAATTATCATCATTCTTTTCAATATTAATAGAATTAAGAATATCTTTATCTAAATTATCAGTTTTACTATCTTGTTTAATGTTTACAAGCAATTTAATAATATATTTTAAAGAACTTTTAAAAAATCTTAAATTACTTATTATATTATCTGGTGAACGTATATCAACTATTTCTAATTCATGAACCGACATATTATTTAAATTATCGATATCAATACATATTTTTTTATTTTTATTAAATGTAAATTCATTAATATTTAAACTTTTAATTTCTTTTATATAAGCCATTTTATATTTTTTACTACTTGGTATTAATATTTCCATTTCTTCAGGTGCAGCAGATAAAGGTATAAGTAATAATGTTTTTATATTTTTAGGCACATGAATTTTATACATTATTGAATTTGAAAGACAATCAGTTTGTTTTGTATCACATTTACCACTATTTTGATAAAAATAAGAAATACAAAAATCTAATGAACATGAACTAAACCTATTTATTAATGTTGATCCTGTGATACCATTTTTTGCGATTTCTTGAATTATAGCTTTTATTACATAGTTTGATGTAGAACCTCTAAATACATATAAATCATTATCTGAATCAGGTGCTTTATCAATTATTTTATTTAATCTTTCATCAAATAATTTAAATATATCATGCCAATCTTCTTCTTTAATAAATTTAATATGTTCAGGAACAAAATACTCTTTTTTATTATTATATTCGGATACTTTATAACTATCTGATGTATCATTATTTATATTTGTATCATAATATAAAAGTTTTTTTAATTCTTTTAATGCTTTAATATTACTTTTATATTCTTTTAGAATATCATTCATATTTTTTAAATCAAGACGCCCAATTAATTGACTCGCCTTAGATAATTTTATATTTTCATCTTTTTCATCATATATTCCACATATTTTAGTAAATTTAGAAGAATTTTTATTTATAAAATTATCAATATAAGCTGTATTTAAAAGGTTTGTATTTATTTTTGGATCATTTAGATTATATAATATATTTAATAATCCTATTAAATCTTCTTCAATATCTACAAGCATATTAAGAGTTTTTATAAATAAAACAATAAATATTTGAGGTAAAAAACAATTACCAATAGCATATTTATTATTATTTTTTTCTAAAAATGTTTTAATAAATGTAAAATTTTTTTTAGGATGAGTTTCACTTTTATCATTATCTGCTGGGTCTGATATCAAATATTCATTATATTGAACTTTCCATAAACTATAAAAAAAATATGGTTTTGATGTGTAATCTCTTATGGCGCGTTTTTCATACCATTTTAATGAATTTAAATATTTCATTTGTTTTTTTATATATTTTAAAGTATTAACATAATTTACAATATCATTTTTAAAAAAAATTATTGGTTGTTCAGTATTTTCATTATAATATGGATAATCACGATCTAATTTATAATATTTTTCAATTTTATTCATTTTTACGTCATAAATAGGTATTCTATATTTAACAGTAAATATACCACCTCTATTTTCTTTTTCTTCTAATTTTTTAACAAATTCATCTAAATTATCCTTTATATGACTAATAACATCATTTATTTCTGTAAAATATGAATCTAAAATTTCATCATTTTGATTTAAAGCTTTACATAAAGTTTCACTATTACATTGTTCTTCTGTTATTTCTTCTTGAATATTTGTTCCTCCTTTTTTTTTATATTTTTTAGTAATTGGTTTCTTTTTTAACATATTATTCTATATTTATAAATTATTTAAAAATTACAAAAATGTCAATTTATTTTTAGTTAAATAATGGAATTTTGTATATATGGAAACCATAGCAAGTTTAGCATAAAAGTCTTGTTTATCTTTATAATCAAATGAATTATTATGTTTTATTTTATATATTTCAATTGCGTTATGAATATCACCAGAATATTCATTAATAATTTTCTTATTATTTTCAATTGTATTTGTTTGTGAAATTTTTCTTATGAAATTTATAAATATATCATTTATATTACTGTCAACACCATTTAAAAATTCAACATAAAATTCATTTTTAAATGATGTTTCATCCATTTTCTATAATTTAATAAAAAGAAATAAATCAATTTTTATAATTATTATTTATATCAATATTATAATAATTGCGTTGATAATAACATAATCCAAAGTCAATTATAAACTCTGTTATATCTTCTTCGATTATATCAATCGGAAAAATATCAATTTCTATCATTATATTAGAAAAATAAATTATTTATCAACTTCATCAATTTTTCTTTTTTTATCATTAACTTTATTATCTACATAAAATTACTAGAATAATATCAATAGTATTAAAAAATGGCATTATTCTATATAAATAATAATAAATCATTTTTTATCTCTAATACAAGTATAAATTTATGAAAAGTAGTATATTTATAGATGATAGAATAACGACCGAACAAAATATTGACCAAAAATATAAACACAAAGGAATTATAGAAGTTTCTCATACAGTTGCTATAAATCCTTTTAATCAAATCTTTGTTTATTGTTTTAGAAACAATTATAATAATGAATATAATATTTGTAAGATTAAATGTTTAGTTAAAATTCAAGAAATACTAAACAAAAAACATAAAAAAAATTTGCTAGATAATTATAAAGTTGTTAATATAAGATTCAGAAGAATCATTGGATTAACAACAGTTACAGTAAATGCTTGCGGAACATTGTTATATAAAGACCAAAAACCATCATTTTAGTCTTTATATTCTTCTAAATTAAACAATCATCCTAGAACCTCAATGACCTTCTTTACATCTTCAAGAAAATGTTTTTTGACCATCTCAGTGTCTTCTTCGAAATCACCATAAATACATTCCATCCGAACACAGTCAAACTCAATCATGAAACTCTTGAATAAAGCATCGTCAACTGATTTTTCAATCTCTGAAATCAATGGGGCAACGCGATGCTTTACACCAGCAATCGTAAGATTATTCCATTCGCAAACAATCGCATTAAGCTTATTAGCAAGCATTGAACTAGACATAAGTCCTAATTACTTTAAAATAAAGTCTCAATCATTTTTTTATTAGTTTTCTTTTAATTTAATATAAATTTATGTATTTGCTTTTATTCTAAGATCATCAATCAAATCTTTAATAACTGTCATAAAATGTTCAGTATCATTTAACTCTTCTTTATTAGTAGAAATACTTTTTTCATATAATTTAGTTTTTTCATCTAAATAAATTAAATATAAATTATTAGATACAAATATTTCTATTTGATTATCAAGACTTGTCATTAGTTCATATAGTAATTCACAGTTTAATATTCTTTTATTATTACGAATCATCGTTAGAAGATTTATTAGTCTGTCAATAAACATCAATTGATTATAATAAAAAATATATTTTTATATATTGCTTTATTTCATTGCGACAACTTAAACATCTTTTTAAATTATTATAACTGTTGCTTTGAATAACACAAGCGTTGCAGCAAGTATGTCCACATGGAATAGCACACATATCTGTTTCATTTTCAAAACAAATAGGACACAATTTTTTATTCATTTTTTCAACATTTATAATTTCATTTGTAGTTTTTATAAATAAGTTATTAAATGATATTAATTTTTTCTCATTAATTTGTAATTCAGATTCTAATTTAGTTTTAGTTTTTGTATAATAATTATTCAACCATTTATCACTAAAATTTTTAATATATTCAATGTAATTTATAATTGTATCATTAACATTACTGGTATATTGTGGATTTTCAATATTACTTGTTTCCTTATTAAGATGTATCATTATTTCTTGATGTTTTATAAAAATACTTGATTTATATGTTTGTATATCTTTCTTTTGTTTTTCCAATTCAAATAACAAAATTCTATTTGTATCTAATGATTGCTTAATTTTCTTATAATCTGCTATTAATTTATTGGCATCTGTTATATGTTCTTCGTCATTTAAATTAGATGTTAGAGATGATTCGTCATAATGAATAATCTGATTAATATCTATATCTTCTACATAAGCATCTTCGATTAAAGAGTAATTCATAATATAATTTAATTAAACATAAATAATATCCTTAAATACTTTTATCTTTGACATCTCATCTATAATATTATTAATCGTTTTTGAAATATCTTCTTTAATTATTATGTGATAATCTCCATATCCATATAATAATTCTAGTTCTATTGTTTCTAAGTCAAGTCTAAGTTTTTTATATAACTCTTTTGAAACAACTTCTTTAATTGTTTTTGAATAATTGTAAAGTTTTTCTTTTAAAATAAATAAAGAATATTCATTAATATTTTTGATAATCTTAATAAGTTCATAACAAACAATTGAATTATTCATTCTTTAATAATAAAACAAAAATAATTTAAAATCAATTTTTATTTTCTAATAATATCTTCGATGGATTTAAGGAAATCTTGTTTAACCTTAAATGTATTTTCGTCATTATTGCCATATATAATTTCATTATAAGTTCTTTTATAATGACTCATAAAGTTATCATATAACTCTTCTGAGGTTTGTGCTTTAATTTCTTTGATAATTTCGTCATTAAATTCTAATCTAAGTTGTCTCAATGAAAGTTTATCGGATTTTTCAATAATTATTCTAAGTTTTTCCATAATAATCATTTTTTATATATAGATATATTAATGGAATTAACAATACTATTTAATAATAAAGAAATTTTTAATTTAAATGAAGTTACTATCAATTCTAAGACAATAATTATTCTTAATGATGCTGTTTTTTCAACAATTATTTTTGTCTGGTATGTATTATACAAAGCAAAAATATTAACATTTGCAAATCCTTATTTAGGAATATTAATATCATTATTTAACAATGTTTTATCATTTTATTATTTAATTCTAGATCATACATCTATTAAAAATCTATTATTATATTTAATTATTTTCATAATTTTAAAAATATTACCATTAATATCATTATGGGATGATATTAGAATAAATCATATTGATATTGCTTTTACATTCTTTGTTTATTTTATTTATTTACTTATTTTATTATTTATCAATGATTATTTTTTGAAGAAAAATTTAAATTTAATGGATATTATTATGACTGATATTTCAAATAAACAAAGACATCAGAATATTTAATATAATGTCTTCCATTCTTATCAACATAAACAGTTCTTTTAATTTCTTTTTTTTCTTTTTTACCTCCTTCCATCATTTTATTAGAGGTAGCATTTTGTCTTTGTAATTTTGATGGTGATGATGAAATTATTGATCTTGTTTTTTGACTTTGTAATTTAAATTTTAATTTATTTATTATTTCATTTAATCTTTGAACACTATCTTTTGTAGGTCTTAAACCATATGTTTTTTGTATAACATTTGGCTTTCGTTCTTTATGATAAATAGTAGGGATTTTACCTGTTTTATTATAAGGTTGTTTAAAAACCCGTAAAGTATTAGATGCTTTAATTTTTCGTTGACTATATTCTCTTCTAGAATCTTTTAACGATTTATATATAGTGTTATAAGCATTTGGATATTCTGTTTTTAATTGTTGTTCAATTATTTCATTTATTCTTTGATAAGTTATTGTATTTTCATAAAATTTACCTTTATTTAAATTATCTAAATCAATTATAATATCAACAATACTTGTATGATTAATTTTTATTTTAAAAATTAAATATGTATTTAAAAATTCTTTTAAATTTAAAGAATTAATCTTATTAAATATTTCAATTTTATTTTGTATATTAAGATCTTTACTTGATGTAAATAATTCGATTTTATTATTTTTAACATTTATATTAATAAAAGGTTTATCAATTAAGATACCTTTCATTTTGCCGTTTTCTGTTTGTGCTAAAAATAATTTTTGATTTTTTGATAAAAATGGATCATTTATATTTCTTATTAATATTTTTTTATTTTTATCATTTATATCAAATTCATCATAAGCCCTAGCGTAATAATAACCTTTTTGTGTTATTGACATTAGTTTCTATATACTAATTATATTTTTGTTCTTCTTTTGGATCTTCTTCAATTACAGGAGGCATAAAACCTATATCAATATTATCTGTTATTTTGCTTATTGTTTTAGGATCTAATTCATCTTTATTATTTTCTATTACTTCTTTATCAACTTCAATAGGTGTTTTTAATAAATCTATTAAAAACACCGGTAAAAATGCTGTTAAGTTTATTGTTTTTGTGTAAAATCCAAAAATAGTCATTACAATATAAATTATTGTAAATAACATAAGATTATTTATTGAAAAAAAGCTTTTTTTATTTTCAGGATCTTCTTCATTATTATCGTTTTTTTCATATACAAACATAAATATAACGAGACTTACAAAAAAGGAAATTATATAATATTCCATATATCTAATTTTAATATACAATGAAAAATAAGATTAAATATACGCAATATATAAATATTAAAATAATAAAATATTTATATAAACAATGAAGCTCGAATTAAAAAAATTTGACCCTTCTACTATTAAAAGTGATTCTGTTGTTGTTTTCATTGGTAAAAGAAATACCGGAAAATCGTATTGTATGAAAGATATTTTAAGTTACCATAAAGAATTACCTGTTGGAGTTGTTATAAGTCCCACTGAAACCGCTAATGGATATTTTGAAAAATTTATACCTAATATGCTTATTTATGAAGAATATACTCCTGAAATTCTTAAAAAATTCTTAGATAGACAAATATCTATAAATAAACAAAAAAAAATACAAGAACAAAAATACGGTCAAACTGATATTGATCCAAGAGCTTTTTTAATTTTAGACGATTGTTTATATGACAAGGCATGGCCCAATGATAAAAGTATTAGAAGTATATTTATGAATGGTCGGCATTATGGCATTTTTTTTCTTATAACTATGCAACATTCATTAGGAATAGGACCCGCATTACGTGGAAATATTGATTATGTTTTTATATTCAAAAATAATATTATAAAAGAGCGTGAAAAGATTTATAGTCATTATGCTGGTATTTTTAATGATTTTCAAACATTCTGCGCAGTTATGGATAACTGTACTCAAAATTATGAATGTATTGTAATTGATTATAAAACTCAAAGCAATAAATTAGAAGATCAGGTTAAATGGTATAAGGCGAAAGATGTTGGAAATTATAAGATGTGCACTCCTGAATTATGGAACTTATGCGCATTGGAACAAGAAAGAAAAGATAATAGACTAGCGTATGAAGATGAAGAAGAGGAAGAACCTTATGATCCATCGGTATTTATTAAAAATAAAAACAGACCTCGTATAAACGTTAAAAAAACTCAGTCACATTAAAATAATTTAATTAGCAAAAATTGGATTAATTTTAATTATATTAGGATTTTCAATTAAAGAAGATAATATTGATCCATCTAGACGACCATCATTAAAGTCATTCGGTTTTAATGGGGTTTTTGTAATATTATCAGCTTTTAATGATATATGTAAATTAGCAGAACTTGCGTTAATATTTGGTGTTCGCTTTGTTTCGACCAAATCTACTTGTTTACTAACTGTTACTTTAACATTTTCAGGTGCGAGCCCAATAAATTTACCACCAGCACCAGGTGTATACTCTGATTTTACATTAATTAATTCGCGAGAATCATTAATTTGAGCATTATAAGCTGCTTCTCTACTTGATTGCTGTAAAGAAGTTGCCGATGAACCAATAACACCATAATTTTCTGGTATGGTAGATTGTTTTTGTGTATTTTTAGCTTCTGGTTTTGATACTAAATAACCACCTAATAAACCATTTAACATACCTCCTAAGAAACCTAATGATTTTGTTGTAACTGTTGTTTCTTTAACAGTTGTTTTTGCGACAATTGAAGGATCATAAACATAAGTGCTATAATAAGTAACACTATTAATATTTCTTTGTGTATCTTGTGCTGGTAAAGTTTCTCTTAATGTTGTATTTGCTTTATCATCGTTTGTTGTATATCCTTTATCTTTTCCTCTAAGAAACCCTCCATTTCCATCGTGGATTGTAGTCTCTTTAACAGTAGTTTTAGTTGTATCATATAAAGCTGAATAAGTTTCATCAGCGCCTGTAAGAACCCCTCCATTCCCTTCATGAATCGTAGTCTCTTTAACAGTAGTTTTAGTTGTATCATATAGAGCTGAATAAGTTTCCTCAGCGCCTGTAAGAACTCCTCCATTTCCTTCGTTTAGAGTAGTCTCTTTAACAGTAGTCTTAGCAGTATCATATAAAGCAGAATAAGTTTCTTCTGCGCCTGTAAGAACACCACCATCAGTTTCATGTATTGTAGTTTCCTTAACAGTAGTCTTAGCAGTATCATATAAGGCAGAATAAGATTCTTCAGCACCTGTAAGAGTGCCATTATTTCCTTCATGTATAGTAGTTTCCTTAACAGTTGTTTTCATAACATGATTAACTGGATCATATAATGTTGCTTTTTCTGGTATTTGAGGAGCGGCATTACCATTTAATCGAGGATTATCAACAAAATATTCCTTAAATGATATTTTGAGAGCATCAGTAACAGGTGCTATCATTGCTTTAATAACACTTGAAAAGTTGGCTACGGGCGTTTCAACTTGTGTTAAGTTGCGTTCATTATCATAAACGATAATTTTACTTCTTCCATAATCATCTTTTTGAGAAGAATAATAATCTTGATATTTTGCTGTGCCACTATATTCAATATGTGTATCAATTCTTGAAGTATCTTTAATTATTTCAACAGGTCTTTCTGTTTCTTTCTTTAAATATGAAACACCTTTAAACCAATTATCTTCTGTTTGTTGAAAAGCTCTTTCAGGTAAATTTTTATTAACTTCTCCTAACATTCCACGTTGTTGAATGCCATTTTTAGGTTTCATAGGTAAATTAAAAGTAGATGAACGCTGATTAGTTACTACACGCAATTCATCTCTTGTTCTTGGTATAGCATAAAGATTAGTATCAGCCTGTTGAAATCCTCCTGAACCTTCACTTGTATACCCTTTATTTAAACCGGGTCCAACTTTAACACTTTGGACAGGATTAAAATTATTTTGAATTTTACTTTTAGCAGTTCTTTCTAATATAAAATTGGCATCTTTAATTTGATTGTTATAAACATTTGCTTGTGGATCAAAAAAATTCTCAACTTCTTGTTTTTTTATAAAAACATCACCAGAAGCATACCCCATATTTTTATTAAGTCCGTTAAGATTCTCTGTATTTTGCGTAACACCCTTAGTTAAAAAAGGTTGCATATTGCCATGTTTAAAATCTGTTAAAGGAATATCCATACCTGATAAACTTTTCACCATTTTAGATTCGACATTATAATCATCGCTGCTTAAATAATGTGATATAACGCCGGTTTTAAAAGGCATTTGAGCTTTTTTATAATATTCATCACTTAAAGCTTGTTCATAATTTTTAGTTTGATTATAATAAGATGAATCATATATATTATTCATAGATGGAAAATCATTTGCCAAATAATTATTCATTTTCTCTAAATGAATAATGGATAATAATTTATAATTTTAATCAGCATAAATAAATCCATAATCTTGACGTCCCATATATTCATCATCGTCGATTTCATCTTCATTCCTTAAATCATATTCATTTTCACCATCGATTTCATTTGAATTTGGCAAAGGATTTATATTAACATCCGGTTTATTTTCTTCATAATCAATATCTTCGACATCTTCTTTAATTTTTAAACCATATTTTTTAAGTTCTTTTTCAATATCTTTCTCGTCTCTTGTTTTTTTATTCATTTTTGCTAAAATATCGAATTTATTCTTTTCGCGAATAATATTAATAAAGTCAACTTGCTCTTCTAAATTAAACATTTTGCCATTTTTAATAATCGAAATAACACTTTTAACAATATCTTTATTTATAGTATCAAAAGTTTCACGCGATATTTTATCTTGTGTTGGAATGAATGTTTTATTTACAGCATTTTCAAAAGAAGATGGAAGAGCCATTATACGAATCACAGCAATTCTACGAATATTAATGATATCCTTGATATTATCATCATTAATAATTGAATTAAGTTTATCTAATTCATTTAAAGTATTTGTTATAGTTTCTATAAAATCATTAGCATCTTTATTAAGATGATTAAATAGAACCTTAGAAACTGCTACAATTATTTGTTTATAATTATTAAAATTATAATTATGAAGTAAGTTCTTTAAATCCTTATTATTAAAATAAGACAAATAAGAATCTTTGTAATTTTCAGTGGCTTTATAAGTAGAATGTGATAATGAATCAATTAATTGTTTAGTAAAGATTGTTTTTTTAGTTTTTAAATTAACAATCCAATCATGAATATTAATATCAATTATATCATATTTAATAAAATTTTTTATTGGTATATATTCTTCTACAATTTTATCTTCAATTTCTTTTTTAATGAAAAATCGTTTAGCACGAGGTTCATTAAATACGCGTTTGCCTGAAAACTTTTCTTTGGCTTTTTTGAGATCTTTGCGCTCGGTTCTTAAATATAAATCAGCTGAAAAATTGTCATCAATCTTTTCTAAACAACAACCCTGCAAATATTTATGAATTTTAACAAATTTTACAGAAGGCATATAAACAAGAGCATCAATATAAGCTTTGAAAAACTTATCATTCTTATAATCTTTTGTATCCAAGAATTTTTTCAGTGATTCATAATATTCACGACCTTTATTTTGTTTATTATGTTTGATTTTAAATTTTGCCATTTTTTCTAAATCATCTTTATAATCAATTGTTACATGTTTAATTATTAATTCTTTATAATCATCCTTCATAGGAATAATGTTATAAAACTGATCTTTAAAAATATCATTATAAACTTCCTTAAATACACAAGTAATATAATGTAAGACGCCAACTTTTGAAGTCATATCATAAGGTGCGCCATAATCATCCCAAAGATGAATACATTCAGGAGAACATTTTTCAGGGTTAAAGATTAGAGTCTCTTGTAAAATTTCATTTTGAATATAAATAGACCAATAAGCAACAATATCATAAATAACATTCATTAGATTGTCAAAATATTCACGAACAGCCTTCTTAATATCTTTGCTTTCAGATGGATTTAATAAAATAGTTATAATGGATTTCTTATTAATATTTTCTATTTCTGTATCATCAATATCATGAATATGTTTTTTAATTATAGTTGCCCTTGAATCAATTGTTCTATATTTATTAAAAAGATGTCCTACTAATACATCATAATTTAAGGAAAGATTACTAATTCTTTCTAATTTATTGATAAAAGGTAAAACAAATCTAAGAAGTTCTATGAAACCAGTTTCTAATTTATAATAATAATTGTTATAATATTTATTAAATTCTTTATCTTCAAATAAATTTATTTCTTCTTCATCATTATCATAATTTTCATCCATATCATTATTATTAAAATTGCCGATTTTGACTGGAATTCCTTCGTATTTCTTTTCTTCTCCACCAATTTCAAGTTCATGTTCTTCATTTTTAAATGAAAATTTTAATTTATAAATGTCGCTATAACTAAATTTTAATAATTCAAACTTAGTTTCTAAATCATTAAGTTGAACAATAATATTTTGTTTATTAATTTTATCAAATTTAGAATAAAGTTCTAAAATATTATCAATACTTATATTTTTTCTTATATCTCTTAATAAACTAATAATAGCATCATAATTTTGTTCATCAATACTTGAAATAATTTTAGAAAGATTATTTGTAAATTCATTATTTGTTATATTATTTTTAACTAATTCTGATTTATTTATTCTATTTAATTTTAATGTTTCATCTATGAGGGTGCGAATCTCTTTTAAAATATTAAAAAAGGTAAATCTGGGATTTATAATTTCAATTGCTTTTATTTGAAATGGCTTAAATTTGCGTTCAACTTCTTCTTCATTTTTATTTAATTTTTCTAAGTGACCTCGAATAATATTTAAATCATCACTTGAAATATTATCCAAATTATAATTATATTTTTTTAATAAATTATTAATACTTGAATAATTATAATCATCAACATCAATCTTATCAAGTGGAATTTCAATTTTATAATTTTTAATCAAATCGTCAAAGTCTGTAAAATTGGTGCTTGGTAATAAATCAAGTTTTTGACGATTATTTCCAGCCATTATTTTATCACTTAAATTATCATCAGTTATACAAGAAGGTGAATAGAAATAAACACCAACAACTGGTAAATTAGTTTCATCGTCCTTAAATACAATATAATTATTGTTTTCTGAAAGTTCAATTGTGGTCTTTTGGGTCGCCTTAAATCTAAGTTTACTATCATCTTTATCATAACTTAAAGGAAACCATAACTTATTCTTGGATTTAAGAGCTAATGAAGGTTGTAACTTATCATATTTTTTTAATTCGACAATAAATTCATCAATAGAACTATCTTCAAATTCTCCACGAGTCGCATCAGATACTACAATAAAATTATTGACATTTGTTTTTTTATCCACAATTTCATAAAATAAATTTAAAAAACATTCAGTCTTATTTTTTGTTTTTAAGAAATTAAATAATTCATTATAAATTTCTTCTTTTGAAAATGCTATAAATGATGGATTATTTTTAATGATTTCATCCATACTAACCAGTTCATAATAGTCTATTTCTGGTATGTCTTCATCTATATAAATAATCTCCTCGTCAGTCGACATTTCTATTATTATTTAAAGATATAAATAATTTCATATAAACATTGTCATCGTTAATAATAAATAATGAACATTTTCTTATTAATTTTTATTTCAATATTAGCTAATAATCCTTTTTTTTATTTCAATCAAACCAAGTTTAATTCTTCGTTCAACACTAATTAATTATACAAGAATTGATCGACCATTTAAGCAGAATTATGCCTGATATTTATATAAAGATTATCATAGTTAATATAATAATGAACTTTTTCTTATTCATTCTTATTACATCTTTAACATATCTTTCTGGCTTTACAATTAATGTTAATAAACATTATTCAATTTTAGCTGGTGATATATTAAATTTGAATTATAATATAAATAATAATCCATCTATATTCAAATCAATCAATAAGTATAATAATAATAACAGTATCTGTTTTAATTATAATCATAAAAACAATTACAAATATTTGCTAAAAGATAAATATAATTATCTCGTATCATTTGATATTTATAAATATAAATATTTAGTTATTCTTCGTTCAATGCCTATTAATTATTCAACAACTGAATTAGAAATTGATATCAGACATAATAGAAATTTAAAATTAAGTAATACAATTTATAATTTTAAACATTATAAAAGAATTGATAATATTATCTATAAATATATTTATGAAAATATTATTAGAAAAAATGATGAGAATTATCAACAATCAATCGATCTATTCAAGTTTTTTAATAGCTATTAACAGATTGAGAGCAAGATAATAAATAATTTGGATCTCCATAAGGATAACCAGGTGAATATTGAGAATTATCTTTATTTACAGTTTGCCATTTATCTAAGAAATTTTCAAAATTTTGTTTTTTCACAGGTTCAAATAATGATTGATCCTGAGGTTTATCTATAAGAGGCACATGATTATCTTTTGCTACCATACGATAATTAATTCCAATTCTATCAAAAGGTTGTAATGCGGTCGCTTGTGGATCCCAACATAAGAAATTATATCGATTAATTCCAGTTTCTTTTAAAGTACATGGCGGATTTGAAAGACGGCATGATTCAGTTGGAATAGCACATTTACGAGGATCATTATTATATTTAGTTTTACATCCAGTTGAAACATATGAATTTGGTTTATAAGCATCAGAATTACATTTAGAATTTTTATAATTTAAACCATTAAGTTCATTTAAATCGTCAACAGCGTTTTTCATTGTGCAAGTATTTTGTCCATAACCTTGATAACGAACAAATGGATCATTGGGAATTACAATAGAACAGTCTTTACAGTCATTATAAGGAGTGTCTAATTGATATATACCTGGAAAAATAGAACGTGTTAATTCTTCTTTATAAGAATTTGTGTCATATTTTAATCTTGTATCATTAGGGGGATTCATTTTTATTCTATTATTAACAATTATTTATTTTCAGTGGGGAAGGTCCTGGAACTTCTCTATACATTATAGCTTGACATGTTGGTAAATGTTTCATTTGTTTATTGATAGGTTCAGTTTTATCATTTGTTATTACTTCTGAATCAGATGGCATATATAAATTTGATGGACATTTGCTTATTATTCTTGTTTGTCCTCGTAATTCACTTTCTAAATCTACGAGATTGCCAGCTATATGTGAAACGGCAGTGCCACCAACAAAGCCTAATTGGTGCATACATTTATTTTTATTTTCATATCTCTGTGGTGATAATATATATCCTAGTGTATCTACACTTGATTGTAATTCAACTTTATAAGAACAGTTATCATATTTAGTTCTGTTAAAACTCATTTATATTCTATTATAATATATATATTAAATTATTTTTTATTATCATATTAAAATGTAGATTTTATATTAATTCTATTTATGTATGAACGAGTATCATCGCCTCCATTTGTCCAAACTGGAACAATATTATTAGGATTTTGAACATCCTTAATCCAGTCTATTAATGGAATAGGTTGATTTGTTTGTCTTTCCATTATTTCTTTTTTACATGGAATCGGATTACTTAATGAAGAATCAGAACCCGATAATATATCTAATTCTTTATTAATATCACCTGATTGACCTCTTAAAGCTGGTCCAGCATCAAATAATCGTCTAAATAATTGTAATTTACAACGGTCTCGTGTAGATCGTTCACGACTATTTAATAATTCACTATTATTATCAATTAAACATGAATCAGCAACACCAACACCTGGTCGACCTCTTAAATTAATATGATCATACATAAATGTAGGCATACGAACATATGGAGATTCACAATCAACTAATTGATTATCATATGTTTGATATTTATTTATTTTATCATTTCCATAATTTTTATAAGTAGTCCAGCAAGAATCTGAACATAAACTATTTTGTTTATCAAAAAATGTCGTCATTTCTCTTTATCTAATTATAAACTTACATTATATTATTATAACATTGAAAACCATTATTTTCTTTACAAGACTTTTCTCTATAATATAACCAATCCTGAAATGATTTACGGTCATTTGGGATTGTTGTAGCAGGAACAGTATAAAATTGTCGTTTTGAAAAGTTGTTTTCAAAAATATCATTAATGTCTTTATATAAATCTTGTTTAAAGAATGTATCGACATTATCTTTTATAGTTTTATTGTCATAAGGACATGATTTAATATCATTATTGATATTATTATAATCAATTATATTTGGATTCATAAAAGGATTTGTTAATGATGGCTTAACACAAATCTTATCATCTACAATTGATAAATTACGATCTATTAATGTTTCATTTGTATCTATCTTAACTTTTTCATTATGAACATTTATATAAAATAAAAATATTAATATTATTATTCCAAATAATACAAAAATTAAATTACGATAAATTAATGAAAATATAACACTTATTAACATAATAAGATTTGCGATTGCTATCAATTTATTTTTAAAACTCATATTCACTAATGGAACAAAATCTAACATTATTTATCTATATGATATGTTGAAAAGAAAAATAAATTAATTATTTAGTTTTTTTTGTAATTGTTGTTTTTTCATCATGGCTCTTAGTGCCTGATTATTAACTCCTGATTTTTGTTTTTTTCCACCGGCTGCTGGTGCTCCTCCTTGATTCATTTCTCGCATTAAATTCATCATACTCGTCATATCAAAACCACCAGCACCTCCTCCGCCACCTCCTGAATTATCACCTCCTGCTCCTGCGCCTCCAAAGAGACCCGGAATGATTGAAGCAAATTTCATAGCATCTTTCATTATGGCTTCTTGTGAAAGTTCACCACTAGAAATTTTACTTGACATCTTTTGACTTACATTTGTGAAAAGTTCACCAAAACCACTATCAGGCTTAGCAATAGCCTTAAAAATATCACCTTCTTCACTTATAGATTGTTTAATCTTTGAAAGATCAATATCTTCAATTATTTCTTTGGCAATCTTTCCAATAGTTGTTTCTTTAAGTCCTTCCATATCAGAAAATCGAGGATCGTTTTCTATATGATCTTGTTTAAGAGCATTAAGACGTTTAAGAACTTTGCGATAATCTTCATTGTCAGTTAAAGAATCAACGGTTTCATCATTAACATCAGGTGATTGAAGAATTTTAAGAATATTTGTTATTGATTCTTCACTTAGATCAACCTTATATATATAAAGAACTGTTAGATAATGATGACAAAGGAAATTATCTCTTAAAACCTTAGTAACATCCTTAATTGTTATATCTTTATAAATTTCTTGTGTTGTATTTGCTTCATCTTTTAGCCAATCATTACTGGCATCTTTTTCAAATGATGTAAATCTTCCCCAAAATTCATCATTAAGAGTTTCATTAAAATAGGTTCTATATTCATCAGAAGATTTATCATAAGTGCTATAATTATCTTTTATGGTTTTTAGAATCTTTTTAGCTGTTGCACTTTGATGTTTATGCTTCTTTGATATATTTTTAAGTTTTTTAAGCATATCGATATAGTATTGGTTGAAAATATATGTCGAACTTAAAGTAGATGTCATTATGTTTAATTTAAATTAAATATCCTTAAATATATTTTCTCTTTGTTTTTGTAATTCATCAAGGGATGGTAATTTCTTTGTTGGAGATGTTTCTTTTGAATTAGCTCCTCCTGTTGTTGTTAAACTAGATGATGGTAAGTCTAATTTTTTCTCAATGTCATCTATAACACACCATTTATAAACTTGATCATCTTTAACATTCATTGAATTAATATTATCATCATCAATAGAACTAAAATAATCAGATGAAACAGCACCTAACGTAAATGCTATCGGTTCCTTATCAGATGGAGGAGCAGCACTTGTACTTTTAATATCAATTGATGGATTTGAAGCAGTCTCTTGTTTTTCTCTTGTATTATTATTACTGAATAAATATCCTCTATTTGGCAATAATAAATAATCAAAAACAGCTTTTCCATAAATAATTTCTTTTGTCTGAAAGAACATCAATGCCGGAACTGCTTTTACTTTATGACGAATCTTATTAATAATACTATCAACTGAAACTAATTTTATTGTATTTTTAGTATCATGTCTTTTTATAGTTTCAAGTAAAATAGAGCAGTGCTGACAGGTTTCGCTATAAAATAATATCATTTATAAAATAATAATAAATTAATATATTAAAAAATGACATAAAATTTATATTATTTAAAATAAATAAGTAATGTTTAAAAATTATACATTTGATCAAGCATCCAATAAACACTCATTTGATATTGAAAATCTGGATTTATCTATTGTAAATTCAGTTCGTCGTGTAATTTTAAGTGAAATACCTGTTGTTGGATTTTATGGAGAAGATGAACCAAGTGTTGATATCATTTTAAATTCAGGCCCTCTTCATGATGAATTTATGAAACATCGTATAGGTCTAATCCCAATTTATGTTAGCGAAGAAATCACAAATAATTATGAAGACAATGATTATATATTTGAATTAAATGTTGTTAATAATGGAACAAATACTGTAAATATTACTACAAATAATTTTACAGGCACTTATAAAGGAAAAGAATTATCAAAATCTGAACTTAATCAACTTTTTCCAAAAAATGATATTACAAACGAATATGTATTGATTACACGACTTAGAAGCGGCGAAGAATTACATTTAATAGCAAAAGCAATTAAACGTACAGCAAAAACAAACGCTTCATTTTCTCCTGTTTCACTGGCAAACCTTTATTATATCGAAGATGATGATGTAGCAGCAACAAAAGATAATGTTTTAGATAAACAAAGAAGTTATCATAAAAATGTTTATGGTGATCCAACATTAATTAAATTTGAAATTGAACCTGTAAATAAATTATCACATTCTTATTTATTTTCAATGGCTCTCATTGTTCTTATTAAAAAACTTGATTTATTAATTGAGAATATCGAAAATAATAGAATTATGATCGAGCCAGTTCCAAATAATCCTTTCTCATTTAATTTTCATGTTGAAGATGAAGATGATAGTTTAGGAAATATTATTCAATCTCTTTTACATAATAAATATATTCGTGAAAATAAGAAACATAAGGGATTGACTTGTAGTTATATCGGTTATATTTGCCCACATCCTCTTAAACAATTAATGATAGTAAGAGTTACATTAGAAGACCAAACAATCCCAGACATTTTCGCACAATTTCTTACAGATAATTGTAGAGAAATTATAAGAGATCTTGAAATTGTTAACAGTGAATGGATTAAATTCAATAAATAAAAATAAAGGTTTAACCTTAAAACCTACATTACAACTCTTGTTTTGTAATAACAAACATAAGAAGCTTGAAATGGATTGAAAAGATGATAAATCAAATTATGAATATTATAAGGGGCATTAACTAAAATTCTTCTTGTTTTTGTTTCTTCATCATCTTTCCAATATTGAATAATAAATGGTTGGGGGCTTAATTGATTTAGATAATTAATAAGATTTTCAGTATTTTTATCAATATCATCGTTAATTGGGACTTCAATATTATATTCGAAATAATTGGACATAGGAGCAGCAGACATTTTAATTATTATATATTATAAATCTTTAAGTAATTTATTATATAAATTATATTCAATTTCTGAATGTAATAATTTATCATTGGTATCTATTATATAATTATTTAAGTCATATTTATAAGTAAATTGAGGTGTAAATTCTTTATAATTCTTAACATCGTCAATAGAACCATAAGTTTTTGATAATTCAAATTCATTAATAACTCCTACAACATTTGCCATTATAATTTTATTATAATTTCCATCTGTTATCGTTAATATTTTTAAATGTTTTGATAAAGGTTTATTGTTTCTCGTAATAACCAAATCAATTTCTAATAATAATTCTTTTGTATTATTTTTATTTGATTTATATCTTAATAAAACAGTATCTTTTATTTTGAATCTATTTGTATTATCATTTGGTAAATCAAAAATAGGCATTTTAATCATCATTTTAAAATATTTTAAAAAATTGTTAAAATAATCATTTAAATCCTTCTTATTATTACTTGTTTTAGAATTGACCCATTTAGTCCAGTCATTCCCTTCAATTGTTTTTATTATCTTATTACTATCTATTTCAAAAGCTGTTTTAAATTTAAGATCAAGTTCATCATTACCAATATCATAATAAAGGTCGTTATTATTTTTCATAATAATATTGTAAGGTAATTTTGAATTAATATTATTTCGCTCCCATGAATATTCATTTGTATTTGTATAATTATTTGAAACAAACTTTTCGATATTTATTGTAGTAACATAATAAAACAATAATAATAAAACAATAATTATTATAATTTTTATCAACATCTATAATATAAATTATATTTAATTTATAGAGTATATTAATGATATATTTAGCAATATTATTATATGTTTTTATCTTATTGTTAATTTTTTTGATTAAACCGTCGATTATGTTTGATTTACATGGAACTATTAAAACATATACATCACATTCATTATTAACCTTAGATATTGTATATCCGATTTTAGCACTTTTATGTTATTACTTTTCACTTGTTATAAAAATAATTTTAATTTCATAAATATGGATTATATTAAAAATTGGATTATTGGTTCTTATAATAATACAAAACTTTCATGTAAGTCTTGTTTATTTATAACAGGTAATTCTGGAATTGGTAAGACATATATAGTTAATTCGATTTGTGTTGAACTTGATTTGTTTGTGGTAAATATTAATAGTTTTAATTGTGGATCTTCGAAACAATTAGTTGATTTGTTGTATAAATCATTTGTTTCCTCGTTAATTCAAAATTTGACAAATAATACGCAAAAAAAAATAATTATTATAGATGAATTTGAAACATTACTTTCATTTGATAGCACAATGAACATACATTTATTAAATTTTTTAATGACAAATCATAAACATATTCCAATTATATGTATAACTTCAAATGACATTATAAAAAAACTTGGAGAAATTAAAAAACAATGTATATTTTATGAATTGCCGCTACCATCAAATAATGATATTCATAATATTTTAATAACATATAAACCAAATATAGCATTTAATGAGACACTTGAAATTATAAAACAATCGAATAATAATATTAAAATTTGTATTCAAATAGTAACAAATACATATTATAATTCTGTCGATGAAATATTAGATATAGCATTATTATATTCAAATAACTTTAATCGTCAATCATTTAAAATAATTATTAATAAAGATCAATGGATAATACCATTAAAATTTCATGAAAATTTAATAAATGAATTAAATAATAAAAATTGTTTAAAAAAAAATAAAAATAATTTTTATAAATCATTTATTTATAATTTTTGTTTTTTTGATATTATGATGATTAAAAATAATGAAATAGCAATTGAATATTTTATAAGTAGCATTTATGATTTATTTTTTTTAAAAAATAAGAAAAACAAATCACATAATCTTAATAATTTCACAAAACTTCTAAGTTATTTATCGTTACAAAAGAAAAATAATAAAACTACACATAAATTAATAATACCAAATAATCATATTAATGGCAATTATCATTTAAGTATTATTAATAGAAAATTTATTTATTAATATTAGATAGTTAATAATAAAATATGAATAGTTCTGCGTCTCCCCTAAGTAGCATGTCTAAAACATTCACAAATGTTTTATCAAACAGTCGTTCAACAGTGACCAATGCTGTTTCGGGAATGAGTTCAAATTATAATTTATATATTGGGTTATTAATTGTTATTATTGTATGTGTTGTTATAGCATATCTATTATATATTTATGTTGGCTATATGTTATTTTCAAAATTCAAAACTGTAATTCCAGATACAAAAATACCTGTCATTGCTACTAAATTAACAACAATAGATGCAACTGTTGATAAAACAGCAAATGGTTATCGTAGAAGTTTTACATTTTGGATTTATATCAATGATATGAATAAATATCAAGGACAATATAAACATGTCTTATCATTATCTAATGGAACCTCTACTAATTTTAAACCACCTCTAAATTGTTCTCCTTTTATTTACTTAGATCGAAAAAATAATGCTATGTATGTAAGATTTACTGATTTAAATAGAACAAACAATGATGTTATATTACCAATAGATGACGCATCAAACGATGGTTTTTATAAAAATCAAGGTGTTAAAATAGATTATATTCCATTACAACGATGGGTGCATGTAGCAATTGTTTGTAATGCTGATAAATTGGGTCCATCGATATATACATATGTTGATGGTGAAATTGTAGCATCACAAGGTTCATCTGGGCTTTTAAATCAAAGCGGAATATCACAAAATGTTAATATTGATTTAAATACAAGCGGAACTCTATATATTGGTGGGTCTGATACAATTGCCGGTAACATGCCTGGGTTTTCTGGATTAGTTGCTAAATTTACAACATATAATTATGATATCAATCAACAAGATGTTTATAATGATTATAATAATGGTCCAATGAGTGGATTCTTAGCTCAATTAGGGTTATCTAATTACGGTATTCGCAATCCTATATACAAAAAATAATAATTATAATATATATTATAATTAGATATAAATTAGTATGATTAGTATAATAATTCAAATAATATTATCAGTATTTCTAATATTGATTATGGCATTGATTAGTTATTCAATATATAATAATGAATATATTAAATCAATGCGATTTACAAATTCAAATAGAAAACAAACAAGTGTTTTTACAGGAATTTTAGATTATTCTAAATCAGAAGAAATAAGTTTAGAAACTTTTAATAAAAAAGCTCCTGCATATATTGACATCAATCCTTCTATTAATCAAAACGGCGGTGCTGAATATTCATATAATTTCTGGGTATGTTTTAATAAAGATCCAAGCAGTTCTACATTAACAGATTATACTGGAACACCAACGCAAGAACAAGCAGTTTTACTTCCATACACTTATATGATTTTATTTTATAAAGGTGAAAAAAATACATTACCTTATACTTCATTTGGATATGAATGCGAAAAAACTACATTAATAAGTGATTTAGATAGTAGAATTTTAATAAAAAATCCATTAGTTAAAATTAGAAATGATGGAAAAGAAATAATTGTAGAATATAATAATATTAATTATCCAGATACATTTAATAATAGTTCAACAACTATCGATTGTAGTATTTCTTCTATGGTTGATGTTGTTAAACTAGCAAATAATAGAAGCAAAAATAAATTTGGAATTAAAGATATTCAATATAATGAATATGGGCAAGTTTTCAATATGGTTACAATAGTATTTCAAGAAAATCAAAAAGGTCGCGATTCTATTAATGTAAATAATACAAATTGTAAAATATATTTAAATGGCGCATTAGTAGCAGACAGATTAGCAAATGTTAATGGATTTGAAGATACTATTGTAAATAATTTTAATTCTCGTGTTATGAAAAGTAATTTAAGTAAATTTTATATAAATCCTTATTCATTAAATTTAGCTAAAACAAATACACAACTTAAATTAAGACCAAAAGCATTTACAGCACCAGATGGTATTACAACTGTGTCGCCTTTATTAGTTTCAGACTTATCATATTTTAATTATGCTTTGGATGACTATGAAATAGCTAATCTATATAGACGTGGATTTAATAAATATCCTGCTATTTTACCCGTAACAGAACAATCCATATTTAATAAAGGATTTAATTTTGGAGATACTTTACCCGCTATGGTTTAAATAATTATTTTTTATATATTTTTAAATAATAAATATGCCAGGTGGTATCGCACAATTAGCATTAAGAGGACAATTTGATGATTATATTTTTAATAATCCAGAAATAAGTTTTTATAAATTTGTTTATAAACGACATACAAATTTTTGTATGGATAATATATCATTAAATTTTGATAATATTAATTGTTCAATTAGCACAATGCATACATCAACATATACATGTAAAATTATTAAAGAAAATGTTGATTTACTTTCAAAACTTTATTTTATTTATACATTACCAGATATATATTCTGATGATGTATTAAAATTTAAATGGGTTGAAAATATCGGAAGTTTGATTATAAAAGATGCTACTATTTACTTTGATGATAAACAAATTGATTATATAACAGGTGAATGGCTTATTGTTTGGAATGAATTAACTATGCCTGTTAAAGATAGTTTTAATGAGATTACTGGAAATATAAAAGAATTAACAAATCCTTCAACTGGTAAAAATATTATAAGAATTAATAATAATATTTATTCAACTTTTGATTATCCTTCAAGTGACATTAATAATAATATACCATCTATTAAATCTCGTCAAATTTCTGTTCCATTACCATTTTGGTTTTCTAAAAATCCTTCCTTATCAATACCTATTTTAAATTTATCAACATCAATTGTAATAACATTTAGAATAAATTTACAAAATATTGAAAATTTATATGTTGTTTACAGTGATATTTTAAATATGCATATAAGTCCAAATTATTACAATGTTTTATATAATAAAAAAATTTCAATAAAAAATTTTGTAATTAATGAAAATATAAATCCTCAATTAGAAGCAACCTATGTTTTATTGGATAATGATGAACGAATTGAATTAAAAAAGACTGCTACAAGACAAATATTAATTGAAACTATGGATGTTATATCTAATGATGTAGGAATTGGAGGTGATGGCTCAATTCGTTCTATTGATATACTATCTAAATTTCCAATTAAAGAATTAATATGGACTTTAAAAAGAACAGATACTATTGATAAATTTAATGATGTTTTAAATTATACTAATAGTATTCCAAAAAATAATGAAAATAGTATTATGAATACAGCAAAAATTAATTGGAAAACTATTGGAAATAATTATTTAAGAGTTGAAGAAAAAGGAGCTTATTATTTTAATAGTATTCAGCCTTATGAACATCATTCATGCATTCCAAGACAAGGAATTTATAATTATTCTTTTAGTATATATCCTGAAAAATGGTTCCCAACTGGAAGTTATAATTCTAGTTTAATTGGTTCCACTTTATATTTTACAGTTAATAATGTTGATAATAGTAATGTTGAACGATTACTATTAGCAAATAATAAGGATATTTATACAATTAATTATAAAATTAATTTATATACTGTTCGTTATAATATTTTAGCATTTATTGGTGGAGATGTTGGGCTTAAATTTTCTCTTTAAATAATTATATTATAATATTAGAAATGGATTTAACTTTATTTTTAGTTATTGGTATTGTAATAATATTTATTTATTATTTAATTTCAGTTATAAAAGATTTACAAATGGATGTTAATAAATTATCAATGTCATGTTCAGTTGATAAAACACCTAAAAAAATTGAAACTCTTGATGTTAAAATGAAGAATGATCTTGTAAAATTATTAGACTACATTAAAATATTTTTTATATAAGAATATAACATAATTATTATTAGTAATATGCCTCGTAAAAAAAATGTACAAGATACTACGAGTGTTAAAAAACCCAGCAAAAAAAATATAATTGATACTATGATTAAGACATCTAATAATGAACCATTAGATGAGAATGATGATATTATAATTCAATTACCAATCCCACAAAATAAAATTAATTCAATTATAAATAATAATGATACACAAGACGCAAAAATAGCAAATCCAGCACCTTATGAAACAAATTCGTTTTTTATGAATGATGCTGAAAATATTACTTTTGATTTAACACATGATTATCAAACTACCTATACAAATTTAAATAATAATTCACATTGCTTCTGGTGTTGTCATAGTATTGATGGTAATATTTACAGTATGCCATATAATTATGATTCCATCAATGATAATTATTTTGTATATGGATCATTCTGTTCATTACAATGCGCTAATGCTTATAACTTTTCTACTCACGGAAGTAGTGATAAAGTTTGGGAGATTAATAGTTGGATACAGATGTTAGCAAAAAGATATGGGTTTGATAATATCATTAGACCAGCGCCATCAAGATATCTATTGAAAATGTTTGGCGGTAATTTATCTATTGAAGAGTTCAGAGAAGCCCATTTAAAAACCGACAAAACATATATATTAAATATTCCTCCTATGATTTCAATAGCAAGTAGCACAGAAATTTTAAATACCTCATATTTGTCTAAAATGAGTGAAAAAAAGAAGAAAAACTAAAAAATTTTTAGTTTATATATCCACCTTACAATTATTTTTTCGTCAAGATTTCGAATAATGTTCGAATTGTTGCTGTGCGATTGTGTGTTAATTCTCTTGAATCATCTGGAAGAATAAATAGTCCAGCTTGAATTCGAGATTTATTAAAACCTTCTTTATCGAAAATCTCCATTGTATATAATCTCGAATTCATTTGCCAGTATTTGAAGATTTTCTTATTTCCATATGGATCAAACTCTTCGTTTTGTTGAATGTTTTCAATAATCTCAACAGTGTCAAATGATGCTAAAATATCACTGATAACTCTATCCATGACTGTATAAATTTATCTTTGTTTAAAAGAATCATTTTTTATTTGGTTTTGTTTTAATGATAAAAAATGATTTTAAATTACAACATATAAATATATTTATTATGGAAGCTAAAAAATTAAATGTTATTGATTTATTTTGTGGATGCGGAGGTATGTCTAAGGGATTAACAGATGCTGGATTAAATATAATTGCTGGTATTGATATTTGGGATAAAGCTGTTCAAAATTATAATAAAAATTTTGAACATAAAGCATATTGTGAAGATTTAACACAATTATCTCCTGAAAAATTTAATGATTTATATAATAAAAATAATGAGATTATTGATTTAATCGTAGGTGGTCCTCCTTGTCAAAGTTTTAGTATTGCTGGAAAAAGAGATAAAAATGATCCAAGAAATGCTTTATTTATGGAATATGTTAAATATCTTGATTATTTTAATCCAAAAGCTTTTATAATGGAAAATGTGATAGGTATGTTATCTAAAAAAACAGAAAAATCTGAAAAAGTAATTGATATTATTATGGAAAATTTGAATAAAAATTATAATACAATTATAACTAAATTATATGCTAGTGATTTTGAAGTTCCTCAAAATAGAAGACGAGTTATAATTATTGGAATTAGAAAAGATTTAGAATTTTTACCAACTGAACCAAAACCAATTATAAGTTCTATAAATGATAGAATTCCTGTTAAAAATATATTATTAGCAAAAGAAGATATTGATAAAAAATATTATTTAAGTGAAAAAGCATTAATTGGAATACAAAATAAAAAAGAAGTTAGTAAACAGAAAGGTCTTGGATTTGGAGCACAATTCTTAAATTTTGATAAACCATCTTACACAATTCCAGCAAGATATTGGAAAGATGGTTATGATGCGCTTGTTAAATATAATGAAAAAGAAATACGAAGATTGACTATTATTGAATTAAAAAGAATTCAAACATTTCCAGATGAATATATTTTAGAAGGATCAAACAAAGACATAATTATGCAAATAGGTAATGCCGTTGCTTGTAAATTTGCGTATCATTTAGGTTTATATATTCTTAATATTCTTCAATAATTAAATCATTCCAGAAATTAGTTCCTCTAAAATGAGAATAATTACGACTATTTCCGTCATACATACCACTATCAAATATAATTTTTTAGTTTTTAATGATTCTATAAAATATTCAAAGTTAAAAGATTTTCCAAAACATATCTTTTCATATTTATTTTGTATTTTTTTTAATATAAAGAATCCATTTTTATTAAATTTATTATCAATATGATTTTTCATTTTTTCAGATTTCCAAATTGCTATTATTAAATTATTTTTTTGTAGATAAACAGGAAAATCATGTTTACATAGTCTTTTATCATTATCAAACGAATAATAAATTATTATATCATTATTATCATTAATTTTTAATATTTGTCCATTAGAATTCCATATATTATAAGATGGAACTGATGAACCAGACCATGAAAATCGATTATTCTTTTTTGGATTTGGATTTGGATTTCCAAATGTTTTAATAAAATCACTTCTTGATAATATAATATCATCATTCCAACCATTTAAGGCATTTATATTAACTCTTTTATTTCTTTTACTAAAAGCATATTCACTGGCACTAAAATCTCCAAGTGTAATTTTATTTGAATTTTTTTTCATTTCATAACCAAATATATCTGGTTCATTTTTTGAATTATGTTTTATACCTAGTTGTTTTTCTAACCAGTGTCCTTCTTTGCCACAATGTTTTTTATCATTTATTGGTATTTCAACACTTTTTATTTTAGCATTAAATAATTCTATTATTTTTAATTTATTCAAATCAAGTTTTGACATCAAATAATGATACAATAAAAATCTTTCATTTTTTATTAATAAAAAATGATTTTAAATTACAACATATAAATATATTTATTATGGATTTATCAATAATGACTAAAAATCAGCTTTTAGATAAATGTAAAGAATTAGGAATTAATAAATGTAGTTCTAAAACTAAATCAGAGTTAATAGAATTAATAAATAAAATAGAAATAAAAGAACCTATTATTATAAATAATGAAGAATATACATTTATTGAAGTCTGTGCGGGATGTGGTGGATTAAGTTCTGGATTAATCAAATCAGGATTTAAACCATTACTATTAAATGATAATAATATTGATTGTTGTAAAACATTAAAACATAATCATAAAAATACAAAAGTTATATGTGAATCTATGGATAAAATAGATTTTACACCTTATATAAATAATGTAGATTTATTTACAGGCGGTGTTCCTTGTCAATCATTTTCACAAGCAGGATTAAGAAAAGGCTTAGATGATCCAAGAGGTGATTTAATGATTAAATTTATTGAAATATTAAATTTAATAAAACCAAAATTATTTATGATAGAAAATGTAAAAGGGTTATTAACTCATGATAATGGTAAAACAATTGAAAAAATTATTGAAGAATTAAATAAAAATAATTTATATAATATAACTTATAAATGTTTAGATGCTTCTAAGTTTGATGTTCCTCAAAAGAGAGAAAGAGTATTTATTATAGGAGTATTAAAAGATTTGAATAAAGTGTTTGAATTTCCAAAAGAAAGTTTAGAAAGAAAAACATTAAAAGATGTCTTATATAATGTTCCTTCTTCAAATGGAGCAAAATATAATGATAAAAAAATAGAATTATTCAAAATGATACCTGCTGGTGGTTGTTGGGTTAATTTACCAGAAAAATTACAAAAAGAATATTTAGGAAATAGTTATAATTCGGGTGGAGGAAAAAGAGGAATATTATATAGACTATCTATGGAAAAACCATCATTAACATTATTATGTTCTCCTTCTCAAAAACAAACAGAAAGATGTCATCCGTTAGAAGAAAGACCATTAACAATTCGAGAATACGCAAGAATTCAAACATTTGATGATGATTATGAATTTATTGGAAGTTTAAATTCACAATATAAACAAATTGGAAATGCTGTTCCTGTTTTATTAGCAAAACATTTAGGAGATTCATTAATAAAATTATTGTGAATATTTATCAATCGTATTTTTTATAAATTCTATTATTATGTCTGTATTATCTTCTAAAATAAATTTAATAAAATTATAACCAATATGATGTTCTATTTCAAAACCTTCATATATTATTTTCTTAGATATTTCATCCATCGTTTTTTTCTCTGTGCTTGCGTTAATATTAGCATAAATACATTTATAATCAAGATTATTTTTTTTGAAATTTGCTAATTTTAAATAATTTGATTTTTTAGAAGAAGTATTATCAGTATTTGTTCTATTCTTTAATTCAATTATAATTTTTTTAGAATAAGAAATTATATCTAATCCAGTTTCATGTCCTATTTTTAAATTTATAAAACCATCATAATTTCCTAAAACTTCTTGCCAAATTTCTCCAATTTTCATTTGTCTTTGTTTTTCTTTTAGTGCTATTAGTTTATTTGTTCTTGTTTTAAATGTATCTAAAATATCAAATGTTAATATATCTTTTTCTTTTCTTAATAAAATATTTTGTATTTTTTTATCCAACAATTCAAAATATTCATTCAAGTTAAAAGAATTATCTTTATTCATAATATAAATATTTATTTATGGTAATCTATCATTTTTTTATTATTTCAATAACATTAGCAAAAATAAAAAAATGATTTAAGAAATATCAAATGTTTATATATTGTTGATATGGAAGAATCAAATATTTATTTTACACCTTATAAAGTTAGCACAATTACATGTAATGCCGATTTAGGTTTATATTTAAATTTAGATATATTTTATGAAAATTTTAAGATTAATGATAAATTCATCTGGATTTATTATCCTAAAATTACTGATAGGATTAATTTCAAGGGAATTTATCCAAAGAAGAAAAGAGCCACTAAAAAAAACACTGTAAAGAAAAACTTATTTGATAATCAAGTTACAACAATTTTCAAACATGACGATAATTATTATCCAAATTTGAAAATCTTTAAGAATGGCAATGTTCAAATAACTGGAATCAAAGAACAATCAATTGTTCAAAATATCATTGAATTGATTATTGAAGAAATTAAAAGAATTAACGATATTGAACCAAATGTTATCATTAATAATAATATGGATGTAATTGGATTTAATAAATTTGTAATTAGAATGATTAATACCGATTTCAAGTCATACATGGATCAAACAATGGCAACTAAATTTTTAATAAGACGTAAAATTCTTCATAAGATTCTGATCAGCGACGAATATAATAATAAATGTAGCTTTGAACCTGGAAGATATCATGGAGTAAAATTAGAATATTTCTGGAATTCTAATAAAACAAAAATGGACGGTATTTGTGTATGTCCCAAACATTGTTTCGGAAAAGGAACTGGGCATGGTGAAAATAACTGTAAAAAAATTACAATAGCAGTATTTGAAAGCGGAAGTGTTTTAATTACAGGAGGAATTTCATTTGAACAGATCGACGAGGCTTATAAATATATTACGACAATCTTAAATAAACACAAAGATGAAATTCAAAAATCAGATTTAGCATTATTATTATTATAAAATTTTATCTAATTTTTCAATAATTTCTTCAAATCCTACGGTTGTTTCTAAATTATATTCCAGAGTTAATTCATCATCATGGCAAGTAAATTTAAATTTAATTGGCTTTCCATTTTTTATTATTGTTCTGTCACATGTTAAAAGATCATTGTCATTATCATAATAATCTTCATATAATGATAATATTTCAAAATCATTCATATATTTTTTTTTTAGAATATAACAATCAATATATTCAATATTTTTATAATTAAATAATTCAAATAATTCTAATTGAATATCATTTGAACATCTAAATAAGTTTGATTTATATTCTAAATGAACATTTGAATCCTCATCAACGATAAGTTTAAAAGTATGATTTAGACCATTGATATTAACAACATAGATATATTCATTATAATCAGATTTATAATTGATATTTAATGATACTATCTTTGAATTTTTCTTAATAAATTGGTGTAATTCTTCGTATTCAACCATAATAATAAAAATATTTATTTAAAAATATATTTCATTTTTTTATATAAAAAATAAAATTCATTAATGTATAAAATGAATAGTTACAATTCCTGTATAAATGTCTATTATTATTTATATAATAATATTGTTTTAAACAGTTTTTTAATAGGTTATGTATTTTTTCCTAATATTTTTAAAGATAAAATTATAAATATTAAAAAAACAATTGATGACTGTCATAATCGTATTGTAATGGTTTCATTTAGAAATGAAATATTGGACAAATATAAAGTTGATGTATTTGATATGTATAAACAATTTCAATCAATTATAAATACTGATATTATGTTGCCTCCTATTAAAAAAAAGAGAAATATTAATTATATTACACCTTTAACAGAAAATGATAATATTAGTGTAATGAGTTCTTTAAGTTCTTTAAGCTCTTCGAGTTCTTTAAGCTCTTCTTTTGATGATGAAGATCGAGATGAGAATTTTGATGATGAGAATGATTCTCGGTCTGTGATAAGTCTTTCGTGCGACGATGATATTTAATAACATTATCGCATAATCCTAATTTTTTTGCTTCATTAGCATTTATTATTTTAAATTTGCTATTAATTTCATCAATTTGCTGAGAAGACATCTTTGTTTTTTCTTTTAATATTTTTTTTATTATATTGAATATAAGTTCAGTATTTTTAATATTATCTGATAATAAAAATCCTATTTTATTATGAAAATATAAGATATTACTAACAATATAAGCATGATCAAACATTATTATATGATCACAGTAAAGCATCGGTAAAATATCATCGATACTTATTGGACCTTCTATTATAGCATAAGTAGGCGCATCAATATTTTTTATTCTTGGTATTAAATTTAATGTATCAAAAATAGTTCTTTCAACATGTTTTTCATCACAATTAAATCGACGCGGATAAATAATAACAGGCGAAATATCTTTTTCAAAAATAATTTTATCTAATTTAAAAATGGCATCTTTACATGATATTGTTATATTATTATAATTATAATTTTGAATTATATCATAAATATTAGTTAATTTAATCTCTTTTGGTTTTTCTCTTTTAATATCTATAATACGATCAACAATTCCTTTTTTAAGACAATAATTGGCATCTAATAATAAATCGTGTTGTAATAAATCATGTAATTCTTCTTTTTTGAATTTAGTTTGTTCTAAATACATTTCTACAACTTTATCAAAATAAGTATCAACAAGATTAACATAATTTGTTATTTGTTGTTGTCGCGAATTTATATTTCCTCTTATTGAATATTCATGAATTAAACAATAACCATAATTTGTTATTAATCTATAATGACTTGAAATAGATAAAAATGTAGCTGCGGAACATGAATAATTATCAACAATTGTAGCAATTGGAACTTTACTTAAAGCAAATACACTCATTAAACGCATTCCCGCAGTTATAGAACCACCCATGGATGAAATATGAATTAATATTGGTTTGGGTTTTAATAAAACCTTATTCTTATTATATCGCGGTTTATTAGCTTCTCTAATTGTATCAATTAACTTAGAAACAGATTCATCTGTAACATCTTGATTAAAATAAATATGTGTTAGTTTTTTTGAAAAAAAATCTTCATCCGTCATTTGTTCAAAAATTGTTGTATCTATATTCATTTTACTATATATTGTAACTATAATTAATTATTTTATCATATAAACTACTTACAAATGATTTATATTCATTATCATCTCTGATATAAGTATTTAACATTTTTTTATAAAATGTATATGGGTTTTTATTCAAATAACTCATTACAAATATATAGACACAAAAGATATAAAATCCACATAATAAATCTTCTTCACGAATTATTAATGGATATCTAAAAATTAATAAAATTGGAATAAATTTTATAATAACATTAATGACAAAAAATTTTATTAAATTATATTTATTTATATTATTTTGCCATAAATAAATAATTTCAAATAATGTAAAAATATATGCTATTATCAATATAATAAGAGGATCATATTTTACTATATTGAAGTAATACAAAATAAACCAAAGAAATATCCAATACGAAAAAATTTCTACCATTTTATCTCATATATAACAGGGACAATTTTTATAAAAATTGAAAAAGGCATCCAAATATTTAAAATACTTTCATTGAAAATATAACATAAAATAAGCTCAAAAACTGTAAATATAGCTATTACAATCATATTTACAGTTAAATTTGCATATTCAAGAAATATATGATATAAAAGCATCCAAGCAATCAAAAAAATAATAAAAATATAAAACATACTTTATCTATTTCTATTTATATATACATAAAAATGACCAAAAATTAATTTGATCATTTTATAGAAACGAGAATGTTCAATGACCGAGATAATAAGAGCCATCAAGACCGTGATCATCATGTATTTTTGATGAATTTACAGCAATCTTCTTCTTGTCTCGCCCATTGTTCTTCTTGATCTGTTTACGCAAACGTTCATAGCGCTGTGCAAGAGTCATTTTCTTAGTCGTAGAAGGCATTTTAGTCTGGGATAAGTCTTTGTCTTTACTTATGACAATTTACTTTCAATTTAATAATCATTTTTTTTAGTTTTTTTGAAAAAATAAAACAAATTTATATTTAATTATTAGAGTCTAATGAATTGTAAAGATCCTAAATGTATTTATTCAAAAAGATATTCAAAATGTATTTTACCAAATGCCTATATTGAGACAATAGCTGAATGTGGTAGAAATAAAATTAAAAGAAAAGATTGTAAATATCATGAAATAAAAGAGGAATTAAAAGCAACAGCATGTAAAAAATACCGTGTAAGAACAGGTCAACAAACACCAAAATCATCTTCTAAATCTTCATCACCACCTCCAAAAGCCAAAACATATTCTAAATCTTCATCTGTTCATCAAAAATCTAATTCATTATCAAAATCAGCAAAAGATAAATTAGAAAGAATTAGAAAAAATATTTTAGCGCGTAAAATAACAAACAAATTTAAAAATTTTATAACACCTTTTATAAATCGCGTTTCTGCTAAAATAGAATCTAGAATTGAATATTATAACCAATTATTTAAAATATTAAATCAAATCAGCGAAGAACAATGCTTAAATTTTTTAAATGAAACAGACGGCAAGAAACAATATACAATTGGTGATAATATGGAAGTTTTATTATCAAAGCAAATAGGAAGTGAAAGTAAATACGGCATTATATATTTATCAAAAATAAATATTCAATATAAGAGATTATATAAATTTGCTGTAAAAATAATGAAAATGACAGCAGATAATAAAAAAGAAACTAAAATTACAGAAAAACTTTCTAATTTAACTTTAAATAATATAAATCCACATTTTGCAATATTATATAAAATATTTCTTTGTAATAATCCTCATACTGATATTAAAAAATATCCAAAATTGATAAATAAAAGTAATTACATTATGTTATTATCAGAATTAGCAAATGGCGATTTAAAGACTGTTTTATTTGAACCAGCCTTTCATTCCAGTTTTGAAATAATAAAAAATACACTTCAACAAGTATATATATCTATATTATCATTTCATATTCATACAAATAAGATACACGCTGATGCTCATTATGGTAATTTCTTATATCATAAAATTAAACCAGGTGGTTATATTCATTATAAGATTTTTGGGGTAGATGTCTATATAAAGAATTTAGGTTATTTATGGGTCATTTGGGATTATGGTATTGCGACTAAACAAACTTATGAAAATTCTTATAGAGATTATGATAGAATAATTTGCGCATTTATTAATAATACTCCAAGAAGACGATATGGATGGATAGAAACAAAAGATTTTATATATTCTGATGAAATAGCAAATTTAGTAGAAGAAGTTAATGTATGTATTAGATTACTAGATCAAGAGAAATATTTATGGATTGATAAATTATTAAGATCGCGATTATTTTCAAAAGAACTTGTCAAACCACCTAATAATGAAATAATAAACTTTGGAAATCCTTACATTTTAAATAAATAAAATAATTTATTTTTATTAAGAATGAAAAGTAATAAAGATTCTAAATCATCAAAAGATAAATTAGAAATAATAAAAAAAAATATTCAAGCTCGTAAGATAACAAGTAAATTTAAAACTTTCATATTGCCTTATATAAATCGTGTTTCAGCTAAAATAGATTCTAGAATTGAATATTATAATCGATTATTTAAAATTTTAAATAAAATAAATGAAAAACAATGCTTAAATTTAATTAATCGACATATTCATGATTCTAAACATGGTATTGATATTATAGATAAACAATATACATTAGGTGATAATATGGAAATTTTATTAACAAAACAAATAGGTTCTCCTAGTGCGTATGGTGCTATTTATTTATCAAAAATTAATATTAAATATAATCAACTTTATAAATTTGCTATAAAAGTATTTGCCGATAATGATATTAATAGAACTGAAATTAAACTTGTTAAATTTTTATCAGATTTAGTATTAAATAATATAAATCCGCATTTTTTAATATTCTATAAATTATTTAATTGTGATAAACACGAACTTGAATCTGATTTATATCCAAATGTTATAATTGATAAAGAATATTTTGGGATGTTAATAGAATTAGCAAATGGAGATTTAGAAACTTTTTTAACTGTTCCAGATAATTATTCAAATTATGAATTAATGAAAAATACATTTCAACAATTCTTAATAACAATTTTATCATTTCATAATTATACTAATCAAATTCACAGAGATGCTCATTCTGGAAATTTCCTATATCACAAAATTAAAAATGGTGGTTATATTCATTATAAAATATTTGAAATAGATGTTTACATAAAGAATCTAGGTTATTTATGGATTATTTGGGATTATGTGCCACAACCTTTAAATAGTTCAAATTTTTGTAAAGATTATAAGATGTCTATTAGTGAATTTGTAAAAACAAATAAAAATCATTTAGAAGATTATCTTGTTAAACAAAATCCAAATTATATTAGAAAAAAAATAACAGATGTTAATTTTATCAAAGAATGTAATGAGGTCATTGATATTATTAAAAGTGATACAATAATTAAAAATAGTGATTATGAATTATGGACAAAATATATTTTAAAAACAAGTATTTTTGAAAAAGAATTTATCAAACCACCTAATAATGAAATAATAAACTTTGGAAATCCTTATGTTCTAAATAAATAAAAATGATTATTTTTTTTATTTAATAATTACTTGAATAATAAAATCAAATGACATTAGATTATTCGAAAATTATTGAAGAAACAGAAGTTTGGGTTAAAGATAAAATGAAAGATTATGATTGTTCTCATAATTTTGATCATGTTATAAGAGTAAAAAAAATGGCTATTAAAATAGCCTTTAAAGAAGACTTGAAAGATTTTGATATATTTAAGATAGTTATGGGAGCATTAACGCACGATGTAGCTGATTCTAAATATTCATCAATTCCAAATGAACAAGAAACATTAATAAAAGATTTTCTTAAATATAAAATTTCTGATAATTCAATAATTGATGACATTGTTTATATAGCATGTAATACTTCTTTATCAAAAGAAGTAGCAAATATTCATAATATTGATAAAAATAATATAAATTTGAAATGTGTTCAAGATGCTGATAGAATAGATTCTCTTGGTTCAATTGGAATATGTAGATATTTTATGTATGGTATTCATAAAAATAAAAGTAAAATTAATGATATTATTGCCAATATTAATAATCGTTCAAAAATTGTATTAAAATTCATTAAAACAAAATATGGACGCAAGATTGCTAAAAGAAAATATAAAATTATTCACAAATTTATTAAAAATTATAAAAAAGATTTAAAGATTTAATATAATGATATTATTATAAAAACTAAACACCAGATATGTCAAAAGAAGATAGCGTAGGTATTGGAATTGATCTTGGAACAACTACTAGCTGCGTTGCTGTATGGATTGGTGATCGTGTTGAAGTCATTCCTGATTATCAAACAGGTTCAAGAATTATACCATCATATGTAACATTTACTGATGAAGAAAAACTTGTTGGCGATGCATCCAAAAATGTTTCAACGATGTATCCAAAATCTACTCTATATGACATTAAACGCCTAATTGGTCGTAAATATGATGATGAATATGTTCAAAAAGATAAGAAACTTTGGACTTTTAATATTAATGGAGATGAAAATAATAAACCAGTTATTGAAGTTGAATATAAAAATGAGAAAAAGAAACTTTATCCTGAAGAGATTTCAGCTATGGTTCTTGCTCGTCTTAAAGAAACTGCCGAAGCTTATCTTGGTCATCCAGTAAAGAAAGCAGTTGTTACTGTTCCTGCTTATTTCAATGATAGTCAAAGACAAGCAACCAAAGACGCGTGCACCATTAGTGGAATGGAATGTCTTCGTATTATTAATGAACCAACAGCTGCCGCAATTGCTTATGGTCTTGATAAAGTTGCTGATGGAGAAAAAGAGAAAACTATTCTTATTTTCGATGAAGGTGGTGGAACTCATGATCTTTCAATTCTAAGTATTGATGGTGGTATTTTTGAAGTTAAAGCAACAGCGGGAGATACACATCTTGGTGGTTCTGATCTTGATAATCTTATTGTTGATTATCTTTGTGCTGATATTAAAAAGAGATATAATAAGAATATTAAAGAAAATCCCAAAGCTCTAAAACGTCTTAATATTGCTGCTGAAAAAGCTAAGAAAAATCTTTCAACTGCTGCTACTGTTCCTATTGAAATTGATTCTCTTTTTGATGGTATTGATTATACACTTTCACTAAGTCGTGCTAAGTTTGAACAACTTGCAGAAAGTTTTTTCAATAAATCAATGGAACCACTTAATAAAGTAATTCAAGATGCTAAAATCTCAAAAAGTGATGTTGATGAAATTGTTCTTGTTGGTGGAACTACTAGAATCCCAAAGATTCAAGAACTTCTAAGCAACTATTTCAATGGCAAGCAACTTAATAAATCTCTAAATCCCGATGAAGCTGTAGCAATTGGAGCAGCTATTCAATGCGCTATTCTTACAGGTCAAGGAAGTTCAAAAACAAATGATCTTCTTCTTCTTGATGTTGCTCCTCTTTCTCTTGGAATTGAAACTAGTGGTGGTGTTATGACTAAGATCATTGAACGAAATACTACAATTCCAACTAAGAAATCACAAACATTCTCAACTTATGCTGATAATCAGCCCGGTGTTGATATTAAAATTTATGAAGGAGAACGCGCTTTTGTAAAAGACAATAATCTTCTTGGTTCATTTAATCTAAGTGGTATTCCTCCTATGCCAAGAGGTCAGCCAAAGATTGTTATTGATCTTTCTATTGATGTTAATGGTATTCTTGAAGTAACTGCCAAAGAAGAAAGCACTGGAAAAACTAATAATATCAAGATTACTAATGACAAAGGTAGACTTTCAAAGGAACAAATTGAAGAAATGGTTAAGGCTGCTGAAAAATATAAAGAAGATGATGAAAAAAATAAGCAACTTATTGAAGCTAAGAATGAACTTGAAAATTATCTTTATAATACTAAGAATTCTCTTTCAACAAAAGCAGAAGGAGCTCCAGAAAACTTTGATGAAATTAAAGCTCAAATTGATCCAATTGTTGACGAAGGACTTAAATGGTTTGAAGATAATCCTAAATTAGAAGTAGAAGATTACAAAAATAAACAAAAAGAATATGAAGATAAGATTAAACCACTTATCACTAAACTTTATGGTGCTGTTCCTCCAATGGGTCCAGGAATGGGAGGATCTCCATTCTCAACATCTGGCGGAGATCAACCACCTCCACAACCTAATGTAGATGATCTTGATTAGATTAATAATAACATAATTTATTTTTATTAGCAATTGTTTGTATTTCTATATTATTGCGTAATCTTGGTGATAAATATTCAATAGTATCGCCATCAATTGATACACATTTTAAAGCTAAATCATAATTATCTTTTAATTTATTATTTGCGTAATAAATAACAGATGGATAAAAATCAATAAGTTCATTAATAAAATTATAATCAGATCTTAGCTCTTTTGAAGCATATCTTATAACTGTTCTATCTTTTTTACATAATAAAAGCATTATTTTTTTATCATTTTTATATTTATATGGCAAATATTGAATCAATATTGGCATATTATTTAAAAATATTAAAATGACATCATCGCTAATCAACATTTTTTTTATAAAATATATATTTAAATAATGAGGATTAATTATTTTAGAACATAAAAATACAAAATCATTTTTTAAATATAATTGTTTAAAAATTATTGTGCTTGTATAGGTTAATTTTCTACTAAAATATTTGTCAAGAATATAATAATTATATATTTTATCTACAATATCATCATTATCAAATTTTCTTTTTAATGATAATAAAATATAATTATCCATCTTATATTATTATCATTATTATTTTATATATTAATTTAAATAATCTTGAATAATACAATTAATATTCGCTGCAATTGTCGATATAACTGATATATAATTAAAATATGTTGTTTCAAGTAAAAATAATGACGATGAAGTAGGTATTTGATTTAAATTAATGTTTTGTGGAACACCTATCGCACATACATTACTTGTTCCAGCTGAAATATTTGATGACATATAAATGTCATATTGAATTATATTTGGATTTCCATTTGAACTAAAAACACCACTTACAGGCAAGCATTTAATTGAAAATGTTCTATAAGGTAAATTGCTTGCACCATCTAAATATAACATTTTGGAATAATTTGCTAAATTAATATCATATTTATAATAACTTGTTCCACTTAATGTAACAGCATTACTACAATTAATAGTAAATCCATTTTTTTTATTTAAATTTGGCAAAATATTCGAATTTAAATACTTAGATGCTAATGATGTTCCATTTTCTATAAATGAATTAGCTGATGCAGTTGTTGTAACCACTAAATTACTAGTAGTAGTTAAGTTTGAATTGTAAATATTACAACAATTGATATTACTAATATTGATATTACTGTTGATTGCTAAGATGGATTGATATTTAGATACTAATGATGTTCCATTTTCTATAAATGAGTTAGCTGATGCAGTTGTTGTAATAACTAAATTACTAGTAGTAGTTAAGTTTGAATTATAAATATTACTACAATTAATATTACTAATATTAATATTACTGTTGATTGTTAAAATTGATTGATAATTTGTTGTTAAAGTTGTGCTTAATTCAATTCCTTTATATATAAATGATGTTGCTGATTTTAATGATGGTATTTCAACAATATTTGTTGTTGGTATTTTAATAGCAGGCGCTTGATATCCGGATAATATATGTATATTGTTAACACATCGAATAACCATATCGCCAATAGCTGCTGATGTTGAAAATCCTCCAACTATTCCAGCAATAGCAATATTATTTCCATTAGATGATCCCCATTGAATATTAGGAATTCCATAATTTAATATTAAATCTCCTGTTACTGATCCACCTGATAATTGTAAATATTTAGAAGATGCTATTGATTGTAATAAGAACATATTCGAAGTAGCATTAGATGATATTAAGCCTGTTGGAACATTATATAAGTTATTGTAATTTAATGATGTTATATTTGAACCAATGCCAGATAACAAAGTAGAAGAATTTAACAATGGCTGATAAGTTGATGATGCTGTTGTTTGTAATAAGAAAATATTAGAAGTAGCATTAGATGAAATTAAGCCGGTTGGAATATTGATTAAGTTATTATAATTGATTAAAGTCAAGTTTGAACCAATACCAGATAACAAAGTAGAAGAATTTAGCAATGGCTGATAAGTTGATGTTGCTGTCGATTGTAATAAGAAAATGTTTGAAGTAGCATTAGATGATATTAAGCCTGTTGGAACATTATATAAATTATAATAATTTAATGATGTTATATTTGAACCAATGCCAGATAACAAAGTAGAAGAATTTAGCAATGGCTGATAAGTTGATGTTGCTGTCGATTGTAATAAGAAAATGTTTGAAGTAGCATTTGACGATATTAAACCTGATGGAACATTATATAAGTTATTGTAATTTAATGATGTTATATTTGAACCAATACCAGATAACAAAGTAGAAGAATTTAGCAGTGGCTGATAAGTGGATGTTGCTGTCGATTGTAATAAGAAAATGTTTGAAGTAGTATTAGATGATATTAAGCCTGTTGGAACATTATATAAATTATTATAATTTAATGATGTTATATTTGAACCAATGCCAGATAACAAAGTAGAAGAATTTAGCAATGGCTGATAAGTTGATGTTGCTGTCGATTGTAATAAGAAAATATTTGATGAGGAATTAGATGATATTAAGCCTGTTGGAACATTAAACAAGTTATTATAATTTAATGATGTTATATTTGAGCCAATGCCAGATAACAAAGTAGAAGAATTTAACAATGGTTGATAAGTGGATGTTGCTGTCGATTGTAATAAGAACATATTCGAAGTAGCATTAGATGATATTAAGCCTGTTGGAACATTATATAAATTATTATAATTGATTAAAGTCAAGTTTGAACCAATACCAGATAACAAAGTAGAAGAATTTAGCAGTGGCTGATAAGTGGATGTTGCTGTCGATTGTAATAAGAAAATGTTTGAAGTAGCATTAGATGATATTAAGCCTGTTGGAACATTATATAAATTATAATAATTTAATGATGTTATATTTGAACCAATGCCAGATAACAAAGTAGAAGAATTTAGCAATGGCTGATAAGTTGATGTTGCTGTCGATTGTAATAAGAAAATGTTTGAAGTAGCATTTGACGATATTAAACCTGATGGAACATTATATAAGTTATTGTAATTTAATGATGTTATATTTGAACCAATACCAGATAACAAAGTAGAAGAATTTAGCAGTGGCTGATAAGTGGATGTTGCTGTCGATTGTAATAAGAAAATGTTTGAAGTAGTATTAGATGATATTAAGCCTGTTGGAACATTATATAAATTATTATAATTTAATGATGTTATATTTGAACCAAT